ACAGCTCAAAGAAGAAGATAAACCCACTTACCTTTTCATTGAGAACGTTAAAAATCTGCTTAGTGTTAATGGAGGATGGGATTTCGCCAGACTGCTCATTGAAATGGAGCAGCAGGGGTATGATGCAGAATGGCAGGTGCTCAACTCCAAAGATTTCGGAGTGCCACAGAACCGGGAAAGATGCTTTATTATCGGACATCTTAGAGGGAGAAGTACATCAAAAGTATTTCCTATCGAAGGAACAGACGGAGAAAATAGTGTTCAAATAATAGGTCATAGGGACGGTTACAGAAGAAATACGCAAGTGTTTGCACCTGATGGAATTACCGAGACTCTTGATACTGGACAAGGTGGTGGAAGAGGGCATCATGTAGCATTACCGTGTTTTATTGATTTGAGTTATCAAAAAACAGAGTTGACCAATAAAGCAAGGTGCTTACAAGCCAGATACAATAAAGGAATTGCAAATCATAAAGCCGAAGTAAGTGGAGTTGCAATTCCAGTTCTCACACCAGATCGTGCAGAAAAACGTCAGAATGGAAGAAGATTCAAAGAAGATGGCGAGCCAATGTTCACATTAACATCTCAGGATAGACACGGGGTCGCAATTAATCCGCTCGGAGTATTGCGTAACGTTCGCACAGAATATGGAAAAGAAATCCGTAAAGATTACGAAAGTGGAAAACTTGATATTTCCAGACATAAATTTCTTGCTAATGAAATCAGAGAAGATGGAATTGCAAATACATTGTCTACAGTCCAGAAGGATAATCAGCTTGCGGTAAAAGTGGCAGAAGCAACTAAACAGGGATATTCAGAGTGCAGAGTCGGTATTAATGCAGTGAATTTATCAGTTCCAGGAAGTAAAACCAGACGTGGAAGAGTTGGAAAAGAAGTTGCCAATACGCTAGATACAAGCTGTAATCAAGGCATATTTGTGAAAGTTTCCGATGAGTTAATTGTATATGCAGTCTGGTATGAAAAATATCAGTGTTACATAGCAATTCGGAAGCTGACACCGAAAGAATGTTTTCGGCTGCAAGGTTGGTCTGATGATTATTTTGAAAAAGCACAGTTCGTAAATTCTGACAGCCAGTTATACAAGCAGGCAGGAAACGGCGTAACAGTGACAGTTATAGAAGCCATGGCAAGAAAAATGAACGTAAATCTAAATTGATAGCGTGCCAGTTGCTTACATGAGGAAAGTGAGGATAACAAGAGGATGGTAATAGCAAAATTAAACCCGATAAATAAAGATGATTTAAAAGTCGGAGATGTGGTTGGAGTTGCAAGGGAAGTACGGTGTGGATGGGGAATAAGTTTTAGACACGTCATGGTGTATCCGGCAAAGATCATTCGCATAACTCCTAAACGAACCAAAATCGAAACCGACAAGTTCGGAGAACACGATAGATATGAGACATTTTATAAATATGATTCCGAAGCCATAAAAGAAAGTGAAATGGCAAAGAAATTCAAGGAGATCAGAGATGGTGTATATGCCATTGAAGATTTTAAGTCGAGCCGTGGGCTGAGAGTAATTAAAGACGAAGATTTAGATACACTGTCAGAACATATTAATGCAGTTGTAGAAGTTTTGAAAAGATATGGAAAGTGAGGACGTAATGACAGAGCAGGAAAAGAAAGAACTTCTGGACGAACTGGAAAAACGTATGGATGAAAAATACAAAGGGTGTCTTATCAGAGAAGATGTCGCAACCACATTAAAGGTACCAAGAGAAAAATGGTTCAGAGATGAGAATGGAAATGGAAGATATTCTTTTATGGCAGATGCTTTTGATTCCACCATTATCTCATGGCAAGTCTGGGAAACAATCAGAAAGTTGACTTGTGTTATCTGCGGTAAGCAGTATGTTAGACAGCTTGCAAATGTAGAGAATGCGGATGAGGTTGCAGAGAAACTTTGCTAGTTTGTTTATGATTTGAAGATGGAATTTAAAAAGAAGGAGGGCGCAAAATGTTAATCAGAAGTCAGAACAAAGAAATTTTGGTCAATATAGAAACCTCAATAGTTTTTTATATTTCAGGTGTCATCGGTAAGAAATATCCAATATTTGCATCTAATGGCTATGCGATTGGCCTTTATTCTACCAAAGCAAAAGCCATGAAAGTACTGGATATGATTCAGGAAGCCTATGAAGAATATAAAATTACCTGCACTTTTTTGACAGGATTTACAGGACATCGAGCAATTGTAGAATCAAGCGATATTCACGTCAATGGTTCCGAAGAACTTGTAAAAAGTTTTAAAACGAATATGGTATTTCAGATGCCAGAGGATGGGAGCGTGGAAGTATGAAACATGTAAAAGAATTACTGAAAAAATACATTGAAGCTGACAATCAAATCCTCGAAGAAAGGGATGCATTTGTAACTTTTCGGGAATTAATTGATGAGTTGCAAGAAGCTATCGAACAGGACGAGAAAGAAAATGGTTGGATTCCGGTCAGCGAGAGATTGCCGGATGTAAGCGGAACATACCAAGTAACTTGCATGGACGGAAGAATACATCGTTCAACCTACGCAAAATTTCAAAGCAAATTGAAACGATGGGAATTAACTGGTGCTAGGTCGTATTGGAAGGTCATAGCTTGGATGCCACTACCAAAACCATATGAGGAGGACTAAATATGGGGTATTGTAAATTAGACTGCCTGCACGGTGAAACCGAGTGTTGTATCTACTGCGATAAGTAAGACGATTGTGAAAATCGGTGTGACATGATGGACAGCTATGAATCTGCTGAGGACTGTGAGGATTATGTCGAGGAGGGCGAAAATAATGAATGAATATTTTACATTAGTTTTAGGCATTGTAAATGCTGCATACATTGTTGTGAATATAATCAATCAGAAGTGGGATGTTCTGGTACTTAATGTTATAGTATGCGTGTTATGCATTGCTAATTTTATAGCAAACGATTGAAAAGTGGAGGAGTGTGAAGAATATGAGACTGATTGATGCTGACTTATTAAAAGAAAACATCTCAAAATGGCTGAAACCATCTAAGCCAGATGAAACAGAAATGATAGAGGTTGCAGATGCTCTTGTTAGTACGATGATGGAAATTGACGAACAGCCGACAGCTTTTGATGTGGATAAAGTAATTGAAAAAATGGAAGACAGAAGGGCTAATTTCGATTGTAAATCATGTAAATATAATTTTGATGATGAAGAACCAATATGCAACGAAGATTGTTTGGATGCACTTATTGATGGATTAATCGAAATCGTGAAAGGTGGTGGAGTTGAATGAGAGAAATTCTTTTCAAGGCAAAGCGGATTGATAATAGAAAATGGGTTGAGGGATATTATCAGAGAAGATATTACTTTTTAGGCAATGAAGAACATTTAATCTTCCACGCTGATAGTTATAAAGTGTGGAAATATGCGGAAATTGATCCAAAAACCCTCTGCCAGTTCACAGGACTTTGTGACAAGAACGGGAAGAAAATTTGGGAAAATGACATTCTGATGGCACACTTGGACGAATCCTACCCAGAGGATGCGGCATATGAAACTGTTGAATGGGGTGTTGCCGGATGGGTAGGACGTGAAACTGGTAGCACAGATAGAGAATATATTGATAAGTTTGATCTTGAGAATTTTGAAGTAGTTGGGAACATTTTCGACAATAAAGAATTATTACAGGAGGGATACAAATGAGCAGTGCAAGTGCAATATTTGGAACAAAAGCGTATGTGTGTGCAAGATACTTTCTTAGACCGGGAAAGTGTTTCAAATACATCGACCAGTGTGGCGAAGATGCCACAGAACACGTCTATGAGGTCATGGCATTATATCCGTATTGCGTCCTGTTAAGAGATACCAGAAACGGGGTCAGGACTTGTCCAGGATATAATACGTTGAGCCTGATGCTGAGAGGAAGTGAAGTCGGTGAGTAAAGGCAGAGACATTTCGACTATGTTCACAAGAGAAGAAAATAAAAAGAACGGAAGGCTTGGAAATTGTCAGGCTACCAGAGAAAAAGATACTATCATTAGTCCTGCACAGTACGGAGCATTCTTGCAGAAAAGAGGTAAGAGAAAATGAACAAATCAGTATTAGTGATAGATACACCTAAAAAATGTGATTCGTGCATGTATGTTGGTACATTTAATTCTTTTTGCAAAATAAATTGTAGAGATATCGAAGACTTAAGTACTAAACCAGATTGGTGTCCATTGAAGCCACTGCCGGAGAAATTTGATAACGAGAAAGACCGGAAACTTGGAGATTTTGAGCCGCTTTTCAAGATTGGTTGGAACGCTTGTATTGATGAGATTACAGGAGGAAATTATGATGATTAATTTAACAGGAAAAAGCGTGTTTGTAAAGACGCAGGAAGAATATTTGAGTGTTTTGAAAATGGCAAAGTTTCAGGGATTCACATGGGCAAGAGGAAACCGTTTAAACCATATCGAAATTCCGCTTCCAAACATATTGAATTTTTACGACAATAAGAACGTTGCTTACAACTATTCTGAAAAGACATTGCATGAAGCATCCGAAATCGTCGAAGATGAAGAAAGAATTAAGGATGCAGTAAGCCTTGTAAGAACATTCACTGAATGTCCAGACAGAACAGCATTGGCGGAATCATTTATTAAGTCTTTGGAGTTACTCGCAGATGCCGTAGAAAGTCAGATGGAAGAGGTGAAGTAGATGGAGAGATTAACAGAAAGATACAAAGATTCTATTGCGAACACAGTTTTAATCAAGGAATGTGGGGATAAACTTTGCAAAGATATTTGTGACGATATTGAATGTGATTGTAGCAAATGTGAATTAGAGAAAGCTCTTGAAAAACTTGCTGATTACGAAGACTTAGAAGAGCAGGGCTTGCTTGTGAGATTGCCGTGTAATGTCGGAGATGTAGTTTATGTAGATAGTGCAATACTTCCAATAGAGGATATGGAATGCTATGAAGACATAGACAATAAGATTCCCTCATATTTTCAAGGTCGAGTTGTTTCATTTCGGTTTGCGAAAAGGAACTGGGCAAAGATTGCGGTTAAGGCGAAGTGGTTACGTGAATGGATTGATGATGAAACCGGGCCAGAAAGTGATTACATAGAGTGCGAGAAAAATTTTTCAATCTTATTATCAGCGATTGGTAAAACCGTATTCCTCACCCGTGAAGAAGCCGCGAAGAAGCTGGAGGAGATGAAGAATGACAAGGCCTGAGATTACGGCAGAATTATCAACCATGATTGAAAAGAAAATCAATCCGAACAACGATCCTCGTATCTACTGGGCAAAAGAGGTGACGTTTGATTATTCTACAAACCATGCAGTTAGAGTGGACTATATGAAATTTGTTCCAGTGAACAATAGTGTTTCCGGGATAGAAAAAGGTGATTGCTATTGCTATGAAATCAAGTCATCTATTGAAGATTTCAAATCTGGCCATGGATTGAATTTCATTGGAGATTACAATTATTTGGTTATGCCAGGGGAATTAGCTGCAACAGTATCTTTGAAAATCCCGTATCATGTAGGAATATATGTCCCAGAAGGAAACGAACTTATATGTGCCAAGAAAGCCAAACGAGCCAACAGAGCGAGGCCTGTATCTGAAATACTTCTGATGATGTTTCGGTCTGCAAACAGAGATTACAGGAAAACGGTAAAGAAACTGGAGGAGATGAAGAAGAATGAGCAATAATTATCGGAATTATGAGGACGATGAAAACATAATTTGTCCTTATTGCGGTCAAGAATACGAGCCTTCATACGAAGACACGTATATAGGAGGAGAACCGGTTGATTGTTACACAGAAGATATGGAAACCTACACTTGTGATAAATGTGGTAAGAAATTCACCATGTATGGATATCAGGCAGGATGGAAATATCGCACAGAAACCATTGACGGAGAAGCAACGAATGAAGAAGTAGAAAGAATTGTAGGAATTGAAGAGATACACGATGAATGACAATATTCCAGATTGCTCAATTGAAAATTGGATTGAACGAAAACAGGAAAGAATGCTGAGAAGAATGGAGGATAGAATATGAGCGACAAAACATGTGATACATGTATTAGCAACGACAACGGGCTGTGTGACCGCAAAGGCATCCTGATAGATGAAGATGATAGCTGTGAAAATCACACAAAAAACTGGATGGACTCTTTAATGGAGAAATTTATCCGAAAATCAATGCGGTAAGGGCGGAAATGTCCTTACCAGACGGGAAGGTGGCTAAATGACAAAGGTGAGTTGGATTCGATTAGAAATAGATATGTTCGACAACAAGAAAATCCGGCATATCAGAAAACTTCCAGAGGGAAATAATATTGTGCTGATCTGGATGATGCTCCTGACGATGGCAGGGCGTTGTAATTCAAACGGGATTATATTTCTGACAGAGAATATTCCATATACAAATAAAATGCTGGCTGACGAGCTGGACTTTGATGAGAGCGTGATCGAACTTGCACTGACAATTCTTGAAAAGTTCGGCATGATAACCAGAGATGGAACGTTGCTTTCAATCCCCGGATGGGAAGAGCATCAGAATATTGACGGGCTTGAAAAAATCAGAGAGCAGACAAGAAAACGGGTTGCCGAGCACAGAAAACGCCAGAAAGAATTGCTTGAGGAAGAAAGACTTCCGAAACTCACAGATCAGGATGCTGAGGAGAAACCTGTCACAGTAAAAGATTCAGTAAAGCCCGGAGATGTTCAAAAGGTTATTGACGAATGGAATAAGCTTCAGAAGTTAGGAATTCAGCCGGTTATAAGAATGACGCCTAAACGTTCACAACTTCTGAAAGCAAGAATTCGGGAATATGGAATGGAAAAGATTATGGAAGCAATTGAAAAAGTCAAAAAAAGTGATTTTCTGACAGGAAAAAAGAAAGATTTCATAATAACTTTTGAATTTTTTATAAACCCTAATAAATTTATAAAAATACTCGAAGGGTTCTATGATAATAGAGACGAGGATGTACATAATGGATTTAACGGAAAAACTCAAAGAGATGTCAGCCCACTTATCCCACTTGGAGAATGGAATGGAGAAGAATCAGACACCCCGTTCGCTTGAATGCCCTGAATGTGGGGACAGCGGGTGGAGATGGGTAAGAGATGCAAGTGGTATTCCTTATTGCGAGGAATGCCCTTGCGGAATCAGAAAAAGAATAATCCTTGAAAATCAATTGAAATTTGCAGAGCTTCCAAACGTGTTTAAAGGCTCAAATTTCAACGATTTGAAGTCAAGTGTATATTTGAACGCTGAGAGTCGAAAAGTATTTTCTCAGGCGGCTCAGGCGATAAATTATTGGTTTAAAAACCTTCTTGATATGCAGAAGAAAGGAATAGGGCTATACCTTTTCTCAAATGCAAAAGGTTCTGGCAAAACCAAAACAGTATGCAGCTTGGCGAATGAAATTATGAAGAAATACCAGAAGCCAGTCAAGTTTACCACATCCCTAAGAATCCTCGATGAGATCAAGAACACATGGGGAGACAAAGGGAATACGGAGGGAAAGTTGATAGAGGATTTGTCCAGAACAGAAATCCTTATCATTGACGACTTCGGCGCTGATTCTGGAAAAGAATGGATTAACGAAAGATTCTATAGCATTATCAACGGGCGGTATGTTGATAGGAAGATTACTATATTCACAAGCAACTGTCAGATATCAGAACTGAAATATGATGAGAGAATCACAAACAGGATTCTGGAGCGGTCACTTGAAATCCCGTTTCCGGAAGAATCCGTCCGGGCACATATGGCACAGCATATCAGAATGGAAATGGTACAGGGGATGCGAAAATGAGAACAATAAGCGAAATGTACAGGCGTTCCGGCGGAACTGCATATCAGCACAATTGTTCTGAGTGCAGATTTTATAGAGATGGAAAGAGAGAAAAATGTCTGATGTACGGCGGTGATCGGGACTGGCATGGAAATTTCATTGCTTGTAAATTCTTCAATCTTGAAGATGATATGCCGGAAGGACAGATGAATATTTTTGATTATGTGTGAAAGAAAGGAGGAACGAGGAACCGCTGGCCAGCGAAAGGATATCCCGGTTCCTCCTTATTTTTTATGAATAATGACGACTTGAAATATGCAATTGAGAATGGTATCATCAACTTGTCTCACATACAAGAGCAAATTGAAATGAATAAAAGGGAAGAAATTTTAAAAGAATACAGGGACAGCATATGGAAGGCATCTGACGGATACTGGAAAATTCGTATGACTTATGACGAAACCGGGCAGAGAAAGATGTTTAAGCGAAAGTCCAAAAAAGACTTAGAAGACCTAATTGTAAAGATTCACCGGGAAAAGATTGAGAACCCAAAGATCAAAACCATATTTGAGGAATGGGCGCAGCGTAAATTTGACTTAAAAAAAATATCTGTGCAGACTTACCAAAGATATCATCAGGATTTTGTTCGTTTTTTTGGAACACTTGGCGAGCAGAAAATCAGGAACCTTGAACCGGGTGATATCAGCAATTTCTTGGAAGAACAGATCAGCAAACACAATCTAACCGCTAAAGCCTTTTGTAACCTCAAAACAATTACCAGAGGGACCCTGAAGTGGGCGAAGCGCAACAAACTGATTGACTGGAATGTGCAGGAATTATTCTATGACTTGGATGTCACAGACAAATCTTTCAAAAAGATCATCAAAGAAGACTCTAAGGAAGTTTTCAATGATGCAGAGATGAGAAGAATCATAGAATATCTGAAAGAAAACCAGGATATGGTAAATCTTGGAATATTGCTTATGTTTGTAACCGGCCTGAGAGTTGGTGAGTTAAGCGCTTTGAAGTGGGAGGACTGGGATTCAAACACCGGAATAGTCAGAATCCGAAGAACCGAAGTCAGACATTATGAAAACCACAAAGGAATTTTCGAAGTCAAAGATTTTCCAAAGACGGAAGCTGGAATAAGAAATGTTGTAATTCCACAGGGGTGTGCATGGATTATTCAAAAACTCAGGAATATGTCCGTATTTTGCGAATATATATTCTTTACGGACGGTCACAGGATAAACACCTATTCATTCAGAAACCGGCTCCGGACAGTATGCAAGAACACTGGATGCGTTCAAAAATCACCGCACAAAATACGAAAAACCTATTGTACAATCCTCTTAGACCACAGCGTAGATAACCAGATGGTAATATCACAAATGGGCCACGCCAACATCTCATGCTCAGAAACTTATTATCACCGAGACCGAAAGAATCTTCAAAAAAAGCAAAAAATCATGGACAGCATAGATGAATTTATGGTAGTATCGAGATAGTTTTTGGTCATTTTTTTAAAGAGGGAACAGCTAGGGAACAAAAAGGAACACCCTGGAAAAGTTAGAAATGTTGATTTTATGGGAAAGATAGCAGTTTAAAGATACGTTCGATTCCCGTACTGGCTGCTAACGAAAACCTTGAAAAATCAAGGTTTTTTGTGCTTTTTAGGGGTATGTAAAATAGCCGAGGGAACAGGCTAGGGAACAGAACAAACATTCGAATTAAAACCATAGGAGGAAAGCTTGTGTGTGAGACACAGGTAAAACCATCGTAGACGGCAGAAATGCGGTCTTTTTTTGTTGCCTAAATTATGTTAATATGGTTGTATGGAGGTGGGCGTTATGACGCAGATACATACCGCATATGATGTGATGAAAGAATATCTGATAACCGGTGCAGAACTTGACGGTCAGTTTCAGATACCAATGCTCCCAAAAGTGGATTTCTCACCGGGCAAGTCGATTGACTTTGCGTCTTCAAAATCCAGATCACTAAAAGGCCATAAGGACCTGACGGTGAATTTCTACATTGACGACAAAAGTTTTCTGCAGGTATGGAATCAGCCGGACCAGTACATTGAGCACTTAAAATGTTTCAATTCAGTTTGCAGCCCAGATTTCACAATTGCTTCCGGGATGCCAAGTGCGTTGAACATCTACAACCTGTACAGAAACCATGCCTTAGGATATTATTGGGCGGTTATGGGCGTTAAAATTATCCCGTCCGTAAATATTATTAGTCCCAAGGAAATGCCCTGGATATTCGACGGAACGCCACATAGGAGCACTGTATCATGTTGCACTAATGGCAGAGTGCGGTCAAAGTCTGCCAGGATAGAGTTTTGTGAGAACTTTAAAGAAATGTTGGATGTAATAGAACCGACAAAGGTTGTGATCGTAGGTATCGTACCGGATGAGCTTAATGTGGATGTGCCAATTATAAACCTCAATTCACGGAGTCAGAACATGAAGGAGATGTTCAGAAAGGAGTAGGCATGGGAACTATTAGCAGAGAATCAGCAAAACGCAGGAGTAAGGAAACGAGCCGGCAGAAAAGACGTAGGAATAAGATTTCTGATATCACGAGAAGAAAGAATACGACTGGAAAAGACGAATTGAATGTGATGAAATAAAAATTTACATCACGCCAAGGTACGTTATAGGAATTTATATACAAAATGCACAAAATAAAAAAGTCGCAGGTCTGAATTAGTTTCAGATTTCTGCGATTTTTTTCAGATTTTCCCAGTTCAAACCGTCCCGGTTTTGATGCTGCCTCTAATTTGTCGTACATTTCCTTGGTGTTATCTGCCCCGTCCCGGGACCATCCCGGAAACCTCCAGCCGATCAGGAACAGACCGCCACCGGGAAGCCTATGAAGCCCCGCCGCCCGGCATGATCTGGCAAAACCAGAGTCAAACAGCACAGCTCGCCGGGGATAACCCGGGAACGGACCGGGAACAGCTGCGGAAGTACCGAACCAGCACCAGACACCACCAGAATTAAAACCAATTCTGATATAACGTTTTAAAATACGTTTAAAAGCGTTTTTATGCAATCGTGGTAAAATATACGAAAAACGAATAAAACACGCTTAAAAAGCCAAATACGGCGTTATATAATCATTTAAGGCACAACCGCCCAAGTGAAAATGCCTAAAAGCGTACAGAAATAAGACCGCCGGAGCGATCACAAGCAAAGCCCACCTAGCTTCGCACGATCTGGAAAAGAAAGACCGAACCGGGTGAAGCGTCCGCGCAACTATACAGGGTAATAATAACCCCGTTGCGCTCTGTCGTCAATCCCTGTTAGCAACTCGATATTTGAATATTTAAGACGTTCTTATATACTTATGATAAAATATACCAGAATCACGCTGAAAGCCGTTAAAATGTCAAATAGAAGCCAATACAACTATATATAATTGTCAATGCACATCACACCGGGGAACAAGCCCCGGTGAAGTCCCGGCACAGGTCACGAACCGCCGCCGCCCGGAGCGGATGCAGGACACCAGAAAAAGAGCAGTGTTTTACTGATCTAAATAGTTTATATTTGTGACCCGTGGCAAGTCCCGGAAGAACTCAGAAAAGCCGGATTTATCAAATATATTATACTGTCGGTCAGAAGTCGGAATTATACGACCGCTTTTTATCTCCATGCAGGAAAGTTGTAAATGATCTGCCTTTTTTGTTGACCGGTGCAGCGCGTACCGCATAAAAGACACCGCCCCAGACTGACACCGCACCGGCGGCAAGTCGTACCAGATCAGTGGGACGGAACCGGAAGCAACCGCATTAAACACGTGTCTAGCGTCCTTTTCTGCCGATTCTTTAATTTTATCAACTTCGGAAAAATCCCCGCTTTTTATGGCGTCAATAGTCTGTTTTGGCGATGGTTTTATAATTCTATCTATCATATAAAAGCCCCTTTCTGGTTAGAAAAACAGGTGGGAAAGCCCCACCCGAAATTGTTTTATTTAGTTCAAGCAAGCGTTTATTTTTTCTTTCAGATGTGGAAACGCTTCACAAATTTCCTGCACACTATCCGCGTAATAATCGCCCACGATCTCACCAAAAATCTTGATATTTCCAGAATAAAAACAGCCGAGATCATTGAACCAGATATCAAGCCCAGTCGCCTGTTCCTTTTTGTCGTTGTACCACATATCAATTTTTATCATATTTTTAATCCTCCTGATTTTATTTTAAAAGACCGCCGGGGAAATGCTCCCCGGTACGCTTCCCGGCCTGCCTTAATTTTTTGTAATTCTTTTAAAAATGTCGATTGTAAGAGTTGCAAGCGCTCTTTTTCTATCTGACATGTAGCCGCGTCTTTTGTTTTTTAATGCTTTTTCTGCGGCTTTTAAATTACTTACGCCGTAAGACGCAGCTTTCTGTAATTTCTTAAATTCTTCCGGTGTAACCTTCACGGCTTTTAAGGTATCCTGATTGATTGAAAAATCTTCTTTGTTTTCCGGGTGAAGCATCTGACAAATTGGAATATAACAATCAGTTCCCATATTTTCGCCGATATTCCAAACAAGATAGTTACTTGGGATTTTCTCCACGATTTCAAAGACGCTTGTATTCCACAAAGATGTAGAAATGATTTTGTTTCCCTCGATTTTTACTGTTGCGTATGCCATAATTATTTACCTCTCTTTTTTTATTTTTTTAATCCGGCGGTTGCGTTGGGGCTACGGCTTGACCGCCGCCGGAGAGATTAATTTACAAATTCGTCAAGTTCTTCGTATGTCATTGACTCAACTTTTGCTCTGGCTCTGATCGGTGACCAATTACACTGACCAACTAAGTATGCAAATACGATTGTTTCTAAGATTGTTCTTTCTTCTCTCATTTCGTTTTTCTCCGATCTGAAACTCTTGTTTCATTGCTACAATTCTATTATCGTTGGAATCAAAGCATTAAAATTTCCATACATTTTTCTTTTACCAGATATAACTTCCTGTGAAATTGTAAAATCTCCATTTGTTTTCTCTGGATAATTTGGTTTATAATCTGCATAATACATATCTCTTGATTGGGAAAAATAAATATTTTCCATATCCAAAATACCTAATTCTTTACATCTGTTTATCACAAACTTCTTAAATTCTTTCATTTTGTTTTCCTCCTTACATAACAGCTGACATAGCAGCTAATAGCATTTCATGTATTTTACTTTCTTCTCTGAATGCGCTTTTATCTTTGCCAGTTGCCTTTTCCCAGATAAGGGAGTAAAGGTGGTTCACGTTGAACAAGGTTTTAAATATGATTTTCTTCATGCTTTTTTCTCCTTTAATTAAATTGTTTTCGTTTATCTTTAATATTATAATAAACGAATTTAGTTTAAATGTCAATACATAAAATAAATTATTTTCGTTTGACTTTTCAATAATTCTAAATTATAATGATTTAAAAATAGAAAAGAGGTCAAACGGATGAATTACAACATTTCTTTTGCTTATTCAGACTCGCACCAGTTAAAAGATGTATATAAGAAACTTCTTAAAGATCAGGGGCTCACAATGTCCGAAGCATCTAAGCGGCTTGGATTATCAACCCCGCAGCAATTAACAAACAAGTTTAATAAAAAAGGAATTTCACTTGATGAGTTAAAAGAGCTTTTAAGCGTTGCCGGGTGCGAATATGAAATTGTTATCAAGCAGAAGTAATTCTGCCAGAATCCGAATTTAAAAAACTTGCAGATTCCGGCAATTCGTGATATTCTGTATTTGCTGGTATTTTAATAATTATATTTAGGGCTCCGGGCTTTCCAGAGTCCCTTTTTTATGCTGACATTTTATAAAGAATCAAAAACTTTAATTCCTCATATTGCCGGGAGCTAATCCCGGCGAAGTCGTTCCCAATCAGGTCCAGGAGCTTCGCCAGCTTTCTTTTTGTGCGGGCCTTTTCAATCTGGCCCAGATAGATGTTATATTTCATCCTTTACACCTCCCACGCGTTTATACTGGCAATTATTCGCCGGGTTTCGATCTCCTCCAGACGTTCCCACGCTTCGGAAACGTTGCGAGCTTCTATCACTTTTGAAGTGATTTCATAATTAATTTTCACCTGGTAAACCAAAACAAATTTTCTCATTTTTTACTCCGTTCTCCCGGCTTTGCAACCGGCTTTTTTATTTCCTTTGATGATTATATAATACATTATTTTTAATGTAAAATCAATATACAAAATACATGAAAAATAATGTAAATAGTTATATAGAATTTGTGCATTATTTTTAATGTAAAAGTTATTGCAATTAAAAGTTATCTAATATATAATGTAGTTATATAAAAATGATTAGAGAGGAGAAAAAGAAATGTTTGTATATAGACTTAACGTATTAGAAACTTTAAGTGATGCAGGCTATACGCCTAGCAAATTAAGAAAAGAAAAGCTGTTGGGGGAGAATGCTATACAGTGCCTAAGGGAAAATAAAATGGTAGGGATTAAAGCGCTTGACAAAATTTGTTCTATATTAAATACGCAGCCGGGGAATATTATAAAATATGTAGATACTACAGAAAAACAGAAACTTTAAAAATAATGCAAATTTAGTATTGACAATTACATTATAAATAATGTATAATAAAGACAGTTAAAGAAACAATTACACAGCCCCGAGAGGGGGCGGACAGGAGGACAAAATGAATATTAAAATTTATTGTAATTATGGTGTGTTGGCAGCCGAAAAAAGAAACGTCTACACATACGGGGCACCAGAAGCCACGGCTACTTGCTGGGATGAAATCACAGTGGAAATCCCAGAAGGATGGGAAACATGCGAAAACAACACAGGTGATTTGATGGTAAAAGCCCCGTGGGGCTGGAGCTACAAGATAAATGAAGTGCTCCAAGGGGACGAGAAGCCCTGCTTTTATGCGCTGGATGATGGTATGAAAGGACACAGGCAGTACTTAAAAATTATAGATTAATTTCAAACACACAGTTCAACGAGGGGCGGACAGGAGGAAAAAATGATAAAATATGATTTGGTGAAAAGAACGGCGGAATTTAATCGCAAAAATAGAAAGGAGATTAAAGAAGGATGTACAGCTTTGGATCCGGATCCCGAATACATAAAAACGTTTGACGATCTGGAAGAGGCTAAAAAGGAACTTGCAAAACGCAAGACAAGCGTCAGCAAGTTTGAAAATCACAATATGACGTTTTACTCAGTTGAGGAATATGTGATTGAGGAAAACGAGTTCGAGTTTGATGAGGACGAAGGAAAGCTCGTGCAGACGGGCTTTATAGACACATTAGAAACAACTTCAATGGAAATCGAAGTTGTTGAAAAACCCAGCTATGAAACAATTGGTGTTTATTCCAGCCTGGAAGAGGCGGAAGAGGCAGCAAACGAGTATGACGGAGACGGAGAGTCCTATATAATGCTTTAAAAAAATAAGTCGGAAACACAGGACGGAGTTTTACGTCTTGGAAAGCGTCAACCCGGACGAAGACGCGCCGGATCATTACGACGGTGACATTGTTAAACGGTGGAAATAAAACGGAGGTAAGAAAATGATTAAGAGAGTAAAACTTGAAACCATTTACAAAATGGCCAAAGAAGACAATGAGAAAATAAAAGAATGCAAAACTTTCCCGGACGGATGGGATAAAATAGTCTATGAATATTATAATAAACTGTCAAAAGATTCGTACGACGTTGAAATGTTTATGGATTTTTTGAGCGGTGAAGATTCACCGTTAGAAATGGCGTACGCATACAGGAGAAATATGTATATCATGTTGTACACAATGAACGCAACGGATACGTTGGCATTTGTAGATAGCGAATACGATATATTTTACATCGTATCAAAAGACGGTGACGATTATAACAGCTGGGAGTGGCGTTTCACAAACAATATTGACCCGATCAAATACAGGGGTGACGACGGAGACGAACCGGTCCCGGAATGGCTCATAAAAAAATATGAAGAACAGATAAGGGAGGAAAAGAAAACAGAGCTGATTTGAAAATTAACTTTCAAATCACTTTTATATGTGGTATAATAGAATAGAGTTTAGTAGTCCCATATTGGAATGTAAAAAGTATTATAAAATTTTACATTATTTAAAGTAGAACCATATTGGAACGTAAAAATAAGGAGGATTACATCAAACTCACAACTGTTTTGGAAAGACGCAAAATAAACCCCTGAGAGATAATCCCCAGGGGCTTTTGCTGTCTTATTCTGGCGGCGTAACGACGGCGCGGCACTCAGCCGGTAAACAGCCCCACCGCCGAAACTGTTATAACACATATATCACAAAACCGCCGAAGTTGTCAAGTAAAAATTTTTTATTTTGGGACTTGATTTTTAAAACCGATGTGGATAAAATAAAAATAACGACAGGCGAAGGAACTCAGGACGGGAGCTACAAGCCAGAGCGTGAAAAGAATAAGAATTAATCAGCCAGATCAGGCCGGATAAAATTCCGGAAGGTCTGGCTTTTTGTGTTTAATAACTGGAAAATGACAGTATTACAGAGTGTATAAGTATATAATAACTGTTTTTATAATCCCGTCCTAGATTCTAGAGACCTAGAGTTTATTAATATATATGCTATACAGTACTGTATAGACAAATAGTTAATTAAGATAAATGTAACGGTAAAAATAAAATTAATAGACTATTGACAAGTAATATAAAAATGTGATAAAACAGAATCAACAATTGAATACGCCGAAAGGCAACAATGATAATTAAGACTATTAGAAGACGATTAAAACCGAGCAGATCGGAAAGAAGAAAGGGATTTAGAAAGGTCCCGGATTGTATCTGCGAACGTGTTTTTGTCGTCTTTTTTTATTTGAATTTTTGGAGGTGATACAGTGAAAAAGAGTAATACAACAGTAACGGAACAGGGAATTGAAGTATATACTAATACGATTAATTATTATGCTGATGAGTATGTTGATTCACTGTATGACCAAGAAGAAATACATAAGCCAAATAGTAATCAGTTTACAGGTATGATTAAATATATCAATAAGAGTATCGACTTTGACAGAAGGATACTGGAAAATATAGACGTTTTAAACGAGATATGGGATGTATATACAGAATTGGTCTATAAATACAATCAGAAGCCGACAATAGAAGAATATGCACTATTGATTGGCATTCACAGGGATACAATTTATTCATGGGCAAAAGGAGAGTGCAGAGCTGATGACTATTGTGAAAAGCTAAGCCTCTCACGCTCCGACACGATTAAAAAATGGCAAGATGAATGTGCACTTGGACGATATAAAAGCGCAGCTTCCGGGAACGTTGGCGGTATATTCCTTTGCAAAGCTGTTGACGGCATGGCAGAAACGGCACCAGTACAGGCAAGCCAGCGGCAGGATAAACCACGGGAGAGTCTGGAACAGATCAAAGAAGAGTTTGGCGGTTTGCTGACAGGAGAGTGAGGCAAGATAGGACGCATCAAGAGCCAGGAAATGTACAGGACTCACGGACAAACGGCACGAAAACAAGGCAAATTAGTAGAAACTGTGTAATATATACAAACACAATTCTTCAAATTGTGCAATATATACATTAATCTATATAAAAAACTGTTGTTTTTCGTATAGATGTAATATTCTGACAATTATCTGTTATATATTTCTTCCTTGATCACTGCCGTAGGCCATTAAAGGCCAGCGTTAATCCAGGAAAGCGGGAACCCATGGGGCGGTGGGCTTCCCTGGTAGCGTCCGGCATGGATACCGGGGACCCCCTCTATATAAGTATTGGAATGGGGCGAGTGAGTACCCGAAACGCCCGAAAAAACAAAAAAGGAGTTACGCGGAAAGGAACACTAAATGGTATATGGTAAAGGAAACAGTAATAACCATTCAAACCCAAAAGATCAATGTTTCTTAACTTGGAGAAATATGTTGAAAAGGTGTTATTCAAGCGAACAGAAATACAAAAATTACAAAGAACAAGAAATTGTAGTGTGCGATGAATGGCTGGACTTTTTAACATTTAAAAGTTGGTATGACAGAAACTTTTATCGAGTTGATAACGAAGAAATGAATCTTGACAAAGATATATTGTGCCATGGAAATAAAATGTATTGTCCGGAATACTGTATTTTTGTTCCAAAACGAATAAACACTTTGTTTGTTAGGTCCAGAAACAGAAGAGGGGCTTTACCTATTGGAGTATACAGAGGAAAAGGGTGTTTTATTTCATCATGCAGCGTAAATGGAAAAAATGTTAAAGACAAACACAAAGACCAAATATCAGCTTTCCTTAGATATAAGGAAATAAAGGAAAAACATGTAAAAGAAATTGCTAATCAATACAAAGGGAAAATTCCTCAAAGACTTTATGAGGCAATGATAATGTTTGAGGTAAAAATAGATGATTAATGGTTGCCTACAAACAAACCTGTGATTTAATTTTTTTCCAAAAAACAAAAAAAGAGTTCCCCATGGCAGAGATAGTGATTGCAACACGACAAGCGGTAAGCCTTAACCGTTTCTCTGCCAAATAAATAAGGCGATATCAGAAAGGCAGGTGCAAGATGGAAAAAATAGTAAACAATGATGGATATCTTCGGTCTGGACTAATGGACATTGCCAGGCAGTTACTGAGTATTTGCAGTGAAACTGGTGTTTCCAATATTCAGATAGCTACATCACCTTGGAAAGAAGGCGAAGGTATTACGCTTCTTGCAAAAACTGGTGACAAACCAATTCTTCCAGTAAAGATGGACACTGCCTATGAAAAAGAATAACCATCAGGGCGAATCAATCAGAATCCGGATGCCGTACCAGTTAGAGCGTAAACTTATTGCCGAAAAGAACCGGACCGGCAAAAGCGTATCGCAGATCACCAGAGAAGCATTGGAACAATATTTCCGAAAGAGATAGGCAAAACGCCGACTCAATTTTTCTCAAAAAAATAAAAAAGAGGTTTTTATATGTCAGAAGAATACAGTGAACGCTTTGATGAACTTCGTAAGAATCGAGTCGAGGTAAGCTATCATAAATACGGTCCTGCCAGGAAGAATTTTAAAACCGGGAACGTGCAGGCACTCCCGTCTATGGAACGGTGTATTGAGAAATATAATTCCACCGGAAACACAGAATATCTCGTGGATGCAGCAAATTACCTTATGTTTGAGTTTATGTAACCACAACATCCTAAAGCGCACTTTAAAGCCACAGACAGCAAAGATAGCGCCGGGATAGTCGGAATCAGCGCAAAGGAAATGGAGGACTTGAAGAATGAACAATTCTAACTCTGTAACTGTTACGTACGCAATAGCCGTTTTAAGGCACGAACTTCTTACACATGGAGAAGTTTACAATGGCTTCAAAGCAAGCCTTAAAACAGCGATTGAGAAGTACTGTACATGCGGCCTGCCATTCGAGCCAGAAGACGAAACCGCCGGTAAGATTCTTGATTTTATGATCGGAGAGGAACAGAAAGAATGATTCTTGCAAAATTCGTAGCGGCCATGTTGGATATTGCATTTTTCACATTGGTTTTAATATTCCTTATGTCGCAGGATGAAGCCGAAAAGAAAAGCAATCCAATAGCATCGGCAGTATTTATATTGATGGAAATATGTTTCGCGGTTAATGCAGTTGTGATTTTTAGATTATAAGGAGAACCCAATGTGGTTAGCATTCACAATACAAATTCCCCTGTTCACCATACTGATTGAACGGGTGAAAATACAAGAAAAGCAGAAACATGTCGTTCTCAGGTTAGGGAAAGCCTTTGAATCTGACAGGTCGAGGCATCCAGAGTAGCTTAGGTCTGCGTTGGTGAAACTCAATGGAGAATAACTTTTCCCGTCCATTGCAAAGTAACTGGCGCGGACTTAACGATACAAATATAGACATGATGCTTTCTAAAATCTTATAAAATATATCACTCTATCACAAGACCGGGGCTTTCCCGGTCAAACAACGGGCTATCGTCAAGCGGTAAGACACAGCATTTTGACTGCTGTATTCGCGGGTTCGAATCCCGCTAGCCCAGTCGGACTATATTGTTTAGCCATGATATAGTTCCCCCCCCGAATTGGTTCCATCTATCCCAACGGGGATGATTAAAGGGGCTTCAAATGCCCCGGATGGACTCTGCAGAACGCAGAAATCAACAGTCTCAATCCCTTTGTTGCGGCTGCGAGGGAAAGAACCGCAACAGCAGAGAGCCGTTATTGAACTGCAACAGCCCTCTGCTCAGGAAACTTAGCTCAGTTGGCAGAGCGGTCGACTCATAACCGACAAGTCACAGGTTCGAGTCCTGTAGTTTCCATTTCTTCCATATGCTGTCTATCCGTTTAATGGACAGAAAAAACTGCTGAATGAGTGTATGTGGATTATTTTCATGAAAGGTGTGTAACGGCACAGCCTGTTCGATGAAGATAATTTCCCGTTCGGCGTAGTCTCCGAGTTAAATTGTCGTCAATAAGCGCGCATTGAGGACAGGAAGTTTTCAAGAGACAAACACAGGAAGTATTTTCCAAAATCCGAAAACAACTCCGTGGGGCTGGCACGGCATAAAACAGCCTAGTGGAAAGCATAACACGATAAACATATTGCTAACCCGGGGTTTCCGGGTTATGGGAGAACAATACCATAAGGGGCAGAGGGCTGATTAACAGTACCAGGGCGGTTCAACTCCGCATTCTCCCATTCGCAGGGTAGAGAAGAGGAATCTCGCAAGGCTCATAACCTTGAGAACGGCGGTTCGAATCCGCCTCCTGCAGCGCGTGGAATGCACGCTAGTGGAAAGCTGATAGGGACGAGTAACCTAGTCTCCGGTTCGATTCCGGGCGTTCCGCTTTAATCCGCTTAGAGTTAAGCTGTTTGTATACAGGTGGTCTATGTCTCAGGTGGATTTACGCATGAGCGCAAACGTACAACTCACTAGGCGTTTGCGTAAAAAACTTTTTAGAGAGATGAGACCACGGGCCGTGAGAAGTGATAGTCGGCAATTCTAAAAGAACCATCTAGTTCATGTGTTTTACGATGGAAAGGTTAATGCTTATCTGGATATTTTCATCCGGTCCGAAAGCATGTGATGTGGGAATCAACCCAGTTCCTTTTCGGAGAACTGGCCGTTATAGGCGGTACGGAATGTAGCTCAGTGGTAGAGTGGAGAGTGCATAGCTCTTGATGTCGCAGGTTCGAATCCTGCCTTTCCGATTCCAATGAACTGCAATCATTGGAATTTTTCTCTTACTTCGTTCGGTTCCAGTGTTTCTCGTTGGGAGATTTATGCCGTTCAAGTCGGCACACTGGACTTTTTTAAATTAAGAAGACAAATTATGCAAAAAGAAAAGTGTTGTAAAACATGTAAGAAACATGACGATTTTACATGGGTATGTTTCAACGGCGACAGTGAACATTGCGCTGATTTTACGGAACCAGATTGTGTTTGCGAATTTTGGGAGGATGTAGAAAATGAAAATTCATGAAGCAATATGTTTGAGAGATGACTATGGTGGAAAAACAACTCTTGATGACCTTGTAAAACAAATACAGGGAAATAAAATCCATAGATGTCCGAAGTGCGGCGGAAGTGGAACTACTATCAAAATAGTAAATCGCGCACAATACTGGGAGTGTTGCGATGATTACAAAGAAATAGAAGTCACTTGCGACTTATGTAACGGTGAGGGATACACTGAGAAAATATACAAGCCTAGAATGGTACAGGATGGATGGAAATGCGAATAGCAGGCAAAGAAATCAATGACGAGTGTTCCATATGCGGTAATATCCTCGAATGTAAGTTGTTCCGTCAGGGACATGGAATAAAACAGGAACGTGAGAATATAGCGAAGATGATTGAATGCCAGATGAAGCACAGGGAGGAAAGAGAAAAAAATGATTAAAATTTTAGTTCCTGGAACATTAAAAAGAATAAAATGTGTAAAATGCGGAGCATTGTTGCAGTACGATGAAAAAGAAGATGTTAAAGAAGAAAATATAGAGAAGTATTTTGCTACAAATATGCCATCTGGATTCGGGTACAAGCAAAAATACATTGTTTGTCCACAGTGCAAGAATAAAATTATTTTAAGTTCGATCAGATAGGAGGGATATTCGTGTTCAAAAAGATATTCAATCTCTACATAAGATACAAGACCAAAAATCTCAAAGCAATTCCGTTGTTCGTAATGACATTTGACTGGAAGAAATTTCAGAAATACGGTAAAAAAGATAGTTGCACACTATATTCAATGCATCCAGACATTGCAAACGACCCGTTCTTAAAAGAAAAGTTGTCTGAATGCGTGGATTATATTCGAGATAACTATGACATGAAAATATTTACTAAGCTTTAAGGGAGGATGCCATGAGAATTGAAGATTTGAAGAGTTGGACAGTAGATCAGCTGAAAGAAGAAATCGTTCGGTTGGCTGATGAGAGAGAAGCAAAGCAACATGAGATTTTAGACAAGGAAAATAAAATCAACGAGCTTCAGGCTGAACTGGATAAAATGTGCGCTTATAACAATGAGTTAAAAAGACAGGTGGACGAAAAGGCAGATACACCATTTTACGACGAATCTGTAGAAATCGCAAAATATCACAGACAGCATCAGGACGATTGCATTACGATTAATCAGCTTCAGACTACGTTGGACGTACTTGTTGACCGATATGCGAATCTGAGAAAGATTCATGGACTGAGCTGATGAGAATTATTTATTCAGGCTCAGACATTGATTTTCTTGATACCACATACAATATCGAGGGAGAATGCCACCGAATGAACATTCCGACCAGGTTCTATCCAGACAGACACTTGCTTCTGGCCGGGAATACGACCGTAATATACAACAAAACTGTAAATCTTTCAAAAACATGGAAAGCAGATTACATCGGGGACAATTATTTGACGATTTTGACATTGATCAGAAAGGACAACGGTAAATGAGCATTAAAACAGCACTTGAATCAGAGGGAGTAGACTTCTCTGAATATATGAATATACCCGAGCCATGGGACGGCTCAGCACAAATTAAAATGGAAAATGGTACAAAGTGGGTGATTTGTCCGTTTTGCGGAAAGAAAGCCTTAAAGATTTTCCCGACCACAAAGATTTATCGGATGCCGTATAAATGTAAGGGAAGCAACTGCAAGAAAGAGTTTATGGTCAATGTATGAACAGAAAACGGATTAAATGTTTTTTAACAGGTGGTTGCAAGTTCAAAAGTTCGGACACAAAATCGAAATGTAATGACAAAGAAAAGACTTGCACTATTACGGAAACTTGCTACAAATGTGGGAAGAAGTATACAGCTATATTTGCTTATAAACAGTTAGGGATTACAGATTGAGGTGAATGCATGATTTCAATAGAATATGTACCTATACAAATTATAGAAACAGGCGAAGAAGTAAAAGCACGGATTGAAATTGATCCATTAGAAAAAGAAGTTGCATATATCAAGCTCCAATCTCAAAGAATATGTAATTACGATACATGCCTTATTAAAATTGGTTCAAAAATAATTCCGTTTGATCTCATAAACGTAGAAGAAGGCATACCGCTCAAAATAACACTAGTATGCAAAGAAAAACTGCTTTATTTAGAATGGCTGTTAATAATTAATAATGCATTCCGAGGAACCACAATAAAACAAACTGCATCAGAATGGTCTGATATATACAATCAGAAACCAATTGAAAAAGATTATCTTACAGATGACCAGAAAAACAGGATACATAAATTGTTACTGAAAGAAATTGATATATATTTTCGTTCTAAGAAATCCAATATGTCGTGTTCTGATTTTATCGCAATTGAAGAAATTATTGCAAACGTGCTGAATGGAGAATGATTATGAAAAAGATAACCGTTGTAATAACAGTTTTAGCGCTGACACTTGGAATGGCCGGATGCCAGTCTGCCACAAGAAATTGCGGCGGAAACACAACATTAGAGTTGGAACCAAACCAAAAGTTAGAGGAAATTACATGGAAAGATGATTCACTATGGTATCTCACACGCCCTATGACTGATGATGATATTGCCGAGACTCACACGTTCCAGGAATCTTCTAATTTCGGAGTATTTGAGGGTAGCGTAACTGTTGTTGAAAGGAAAGAATAAATAATTAATCAGAGAGCCAGAAAGGAGTGCCATTATGAGTGACTTGAAGATATTTACAGGAAACATCGAACCAGAAGCGTTAAATCAGATTTATACATTGATAAAACAGCCTGCATTTTCTGAATGTAAAGTACGAATCATGCCAGATGTTCACGCAGGAGCAGGATGTGTAATTGGCTTTACTGCCGATCTCGGAGATAAAGTAATTCCGAACATTGTTGGCGTGGACATTGGATGTGGAATGCTTACAACACAAATTCCTACCGATGTGGGGACAATAGATTTAAAAAACCTTGACAAAGCAATAAGAAACAATGTTCCGGCAGGAAGAAATGTACGTGACGAAATCATAAATTTTGAAGAATTAGAAGAACTTCACTGCTTCCATCAGCTTAAAAGTATCGAATGGATTCGCAGGAGCCTTGGTACGCTTGGGGGCGGAAATCATTTTATTGAAGTTGACACTGATTCAAAAGGGATAAATTATCTTGTAATTCACACTGGAAGTCGCAATCTTGGAAAACAAGTAGCTGAAATATATCAAAAAATTGCCATAGAAGACATGCAGGGTACAGACAAGCTCGAAACTGAAATACAAAAATTGGTGAAAGAATACAAGCGTTCTGGCAGACACAATGAAATCCAAAATGGTATTGACGAATTAAAACGAAAATGGAAGCCAGAAAAACTGGGTATTCCGAAAGAATTGTGTTACTTAACAGGAGAACACAGAAAACAATATCTGCATGATATGAAAATTTGTCAAGAATTTGCAAGAATAAACAGACGATGTATACAGAGTGCTATATTTTACACTATGAAGTGGACATTCCAAAGAAATACATGGTTTGATACAATTCATAATTATATTGACCACGATACAAACATTGTTCGCAAAGGTGCAATATCAGCTAAATATGGTGAGAAAGTTCTTATCCCAATGAATATGCGAGACGGATGCATTATCGCATTCGGGAAAGGAAACGAGGACTGGAATTGTTCAGCCCCGCATGGTGCAGGACGTATCATGAGCCGATCAAAAGCAAAAGAAAACATATCGTTAGAAGAATTTAAAAAGTCTATGAATGGGATATATACAACATCCGTTCAGAAATCTACGATTGATGAAAGCCCTATGGCTTACAAACCACCGCAAGAAATTATTGATAACATCAAAGATACCGTAGAAATAGTTGATATTATCAAACCTATATATAACTTCAAAGCAAGTGAATAACAGTCAAAGAGCCACATGAGAGCCAGACTAAATCTTAAGAAGAAAGGAGGTCTGGCTCTATTTTTATGCAAAAAATTATTGAAGAATCGCCGGAATGGTATGTGATGATCGGAAATAACATCATCAACAGTAATCTAAGCCCGGAAACAAAGTGGAATAAGTTATATTCCCTTGTCTACTTAATGGATGAAAAACATTCTTTCAAAGAATACCCGAATTATCGTGAAAAAGGCATAGGATTAAGCAATATTGGAAAAGAAGCTGCGCTTAATCAGTTGCTTCAAACAGGTTCAAAAGAATTTGAAGACCTCTACTACAAATATCTTCTGTTCGAAGCCCGAAACTATCAGGTTGACAGTGGTCTACTGTATCTGGAAAAGAACAGAATATTAAAAGAACGCTTCTATCAGCCAAGAAGAAATGTGTTCTTGAAGCACAATATCATCGGCTCTTTACAAGACTTGATGGATGATAAACTTGATATATTTGCGCTGAGCGTACCACCCGGTTGCGGAAAATCTACTCTTGAAGATTTCTTTCTGTCTCTGGTAGGCGGGTGGTTTCCGAATGATTTCAACCTGTCATCAGCGCACAGTAGTATTCTGACACGTTCACTTTATGATGGAGTTCTGGAAATCATCAATGATTCGGTTGAGTACACATGGCATGAGATTTTTCCGAATGTAGAAATACAGGGAACAAATGCAAAGGAAACTACGGTCAATCTCGAAAGAAACGGACGATTTAAGACTTGGACGTTCAGATCCATTGATGGTTCATTGACAGGAGCTACCCGTTGTAACAGATTTCTTACCGCCGATGACCTTGTGTCTGGTATCGAAGAAGCACTGAACAAGAATCGACTGGACACCTTATGGACAAAAGTAGTAAATGACTTGCGCTCTCGTAGGCTAGAGGGTTGCAAAGAGTTTTATATAGCTACAAGATGGTCAGTTCATGACCCTATTGGAAAGCTACAGCAGTTATACGCCGGGAACCCTAGAGCAAGGTTTATAGCAGTACCGGCACTTGACGAGAATGGCAAAAGCAATTTTTTATTCACAGTAAATGGGTTCTCTGAGAAGTATTTCAACGATGCTAAAGAGTCCATGGACGAAATCTCTTATAACTGTCTTTATCAGCAACAACCAGTAGAACGTGAAGGATTATTGCTTCCGCCAGATAAGCTAAAAAGATTTTTCTTTGGCAAAGAAGACGTTCCCAACGGATGCACGGACGAATACACAATTATACCAGACAGAGAAGCAGATGCGATATGGGCAGTATGTGATACAAAAGATAAAGGTACAGATTTTGAATCATTACCTATTGCATATCAATATGGGGATAAATTTTTTATCCCGGACGTTGTTTTCGATGATACCACAGATTACGACATCCTGGACAGAAAGACTGCTGATATCTTGATAAAACACAATCCACACAAAATTAGATTCGAGTCAAATAACGTAGGAAATCGTGTTGCGCACAACATTCAAAAGATAATCTCAGGGAAATGCCGAGCGGATATCGAAACAAGACCTACGCAAGCAAATAAAGAAACAAAAATTCTTGTAAATTCTGATTACATATCAAAACATTTTTATTTTTTGCATCCAAGCCAGTATAAACCAAAATCCGACTACGGCTTATTTATGGCAAATGTAACCACATATACCACAAGAGCAAAAGTAGCTCACGATGATGGCCCGGACAGCTTGACAATGATGGCAGAGTACGTGCAGAATCCATTAGGCGGGAAAGCAACTGCGATGCACAATCCACTTTGGGGAAGGAGATAATATGACCACAAGAGAATACTTAGAACAAGTTCGTGATTATAAGAGAAAAATCGAAAACAAAATTTCTGAAGAATACCAGCTCAGAATGTTGGCTACAAGTTTATCTTCTTTTTCAATGGGAGAAAAAGTTCAAACATCCGGCACAAAAGATCATGTAGGCGATACAATCGTAAAGATTGCTGATCTGCAACAAGAAATTGCCAAAGATATTTCTGAAATGTCTGATATTCAACAGGAAGTATCAAGCACCATTAATAGTCTTGATAATTCTTTATATTCACAGTTGCTGCACAAAAAATATGTGGAATACAAAAGTCTGGTTACAGTAGCTGACGAAATGGGATATTCAATTCAGCATATCCGTTCTTGCCATTTGAAAGCAATTGAATCAGTCAGAAAAGTAAAAGGATTCAAAAGATAGTATGCAATCATATGGAATCATATTTATAATATATTATATAATATAAGATGTAAAATAAGCACTGAGGCCAAACCTTGGTGCTTTTTTCATGCAGAAAAATAGGAGGACAGGCAGTGGGGAGAAACAAAATAAACTTTGTTGACCTATGCCAAGGCGAGTTTGGCAGAAAAACTGCCTATACTGGCGTAGACCAGATTACTCCCCAGAACGTGGCACAGGTCCTTTCTGATACAATCGGAATCCACAACAGGAATAGAACCCTGATGGATTACCTTTACAGATATTACAAAGGCGATCAACCAATTTTATATCGTGAAAAACTTGTTCGCCCAGAGGTCAACAATAAAGTTGTTGAGAATCATGCCCTTGAAACAGTCAAATTCAAGGCAGGACAGATATACGGAGAGCCTATTCAGTATGTCTGCAAGAAGAAAAAAGCGAGTAAAAAAACAAACGAACAAGTTGATAGGCTCAATGATTATCTGGACGAAGCCAATGCAGACGCCAGAAATATTCAACTTGGGATATACCAGAGTGCGGTAGGAACTGCATATAAAGCAATCCTGAGAGAGGATGAATGGACAAAGGATGGAGATTTACCGCCCTTCAGAATATTTATCCCATCACCACAGGATGTATATATTGTTTATTCAAGCGTTACTGGCAAACCAGTACTTTCCGTTCAGATTTTAAAAGACGAGGACAATCAGCAGTATTACCAGTGTTATTCTTCCAGACAGTATTTCAAAATTCAAAATGGAGCGGTAACAGAATCTGGAATCAATGGTTTTGGCGGTATTCCTATCATTGAATATCCAAATAATCACGACAGACTTTCTGACATTGAAATTGCAATCACAATGTATGACGCAATCAATAAATATCAATCTGACAGGCTGAATGGGGTTGAACAGTTCGTACAAGCTCTGATGAAATTCAAAAACTGTGAGATTGACGAAGCAGAATTTGTAAAAATGATAAAACTCGGTGCGGTATCTGTAAAAGACGTCGGGAACGGAACACAATCAGACGTTGACTTAATGACTGCTGAATTAAATCAGTCAGAGAGCCAGGTTGCTAAAGATGATATTTACAACAATATGCTGATTGTAGAAGCAATGCCGAATCGACAGGGCAATACCGGTGGAGACACAGGAAATGCAGTGTATCTGAGGAATGGTTGGGATTTTGCAGAACGAGACGCAAAATTGGTAGAAGCATTTACGAAAGAAGCTGAAAAAGCATCTGCCAGAATCATTTTGAATATCATCCGAAAAACTTCAATGGATGTAAATATTTCAACCAGAGATTTTGATGTAAAAATCACCAGAAACCCGACAGATAACATGCTTGTTAAAGCACAGGCACTTGATTATCTGTTCAAAAATAAAATTCATCCGCTCATTGCATTGATTACTTGTGGATTATTTAGTGATCCGCAAAAAGTATATGAAATGAGCTTGCCATATCTCGGAACCATTTACCCAGAATTAGTAGACCCAGACTCAGAGCTGCAAAAAGCACAAAATTTGCTGAATGGATTTAACAAGGATGTGATTGCAGAATGAACGTTTCATCATATGATGAATTAAATATCAGACCCAACAATCGCAGAAGTGAACCGTATAAAGAATATTTCAGCAAAATGTCAATATCAGACAAAGAAAAGCAAGAAAGGATAGCTTTTTCCGAACAAATGGAAGAAGTTGTCCTTTATATTTTAGCACTGATAGAAACAACCATAGAAAATGGAGAATCAGATCAAGAATACATTCAGACTCAATTTTATGACAAATATCTGGATGTAGTCTTGGGATATATGCTGATTGATTCATATATCAAAGAATATGTTCTCGAAACTTCAAAACAGATTATTGGCACAACATTTTCGCATATCGTCGAGAAACATCCTGATTCAGAGCAGGCCACAGATGATTATTACCTGTCAAATGACCGGGCAATGTTTATTTCAGAATGCGAAGCTAATTCGATTCTGAATTACAGGCAGTATTCAAAAGCCTTGAAATCAGGAAAAACCAAAAAGACATGGATAGATGTTGGAGACAAAAGGGAACGCAAAACACATCTTGAAGTTGGTGGAACTACAATCCCTATAAATGAACCATTTTCAGTCGGAGACAGTCTATTGATGTTTCCGACCGATCATTCTCTAGGAGCTTCGGCAGACGAGATTGTGAACTGCCGGTGTTCAATTCAATACAGTTAATTTAGAGACGAGCAAAATCGTCTCTTTTTTATTAAAAAAATATGCACCCCGATAGCGTAATCATGGGAGACACCTTGAGCTGAGCGAACAGCGTAAAAAAGCGTATTGGTGAAAGGAGATTTCAATGACAAGAGAAGATGTAAAGAAGATCTTTCCAGATGCAACCGATGAGCAGATTACTTCTTTCCTGAATCAGTCAAATTCTGATGTGGCTAAGGAAAAAGCAAAAGCCCAGAAAGTAAAAGAACAAGCTGAAAAAGCAGATGCACTGGAAAAAGAGCTGGAAGAACTCAAACAGCAGAACATGACAGATGCTGAGAAAGCAGAACTGGAACGTCAGAAAGAAAAAGCTGCAAACGAGAAAAGAATTTCCGACCTTGAATCTGCACTTGCGACTTCCCAGAGAGAAGCACTGACAGGCAAAATCACTTCTATTTTTGCAAATGCAGGAATGAAAGGAGACGCCTACGCAGGAGCAATCAAAGCATTCTCAAATATGGATGCCGAAGATGCACTCAAAGAAGCCCAGAATTTTGTTGATGAAATTTCCGAAGTAAATAAATCAACGCTTGATACCGCAAAAGCCGCATGGGAAAAAGAAGCCCTTGAAAACACGCCTAATCCGGGTGGCGGTAAATCTGGTGGAGAACCAGAAAAGAAAAGCGAAGCATCTGAATACGCAAAAGCGTACTCAGCAAAAATGTGTCCAGAAAATAAACCGGCAGATGATAATGCCCCAGTAAATATTTAAGAAAAGGAGATTTAGATTATGGCTTTTATGAAAACAGAACAGTACGAATCCACACCTAATATCCTCGAATCCGAGGTAGGACTGGTACTTAAAACCTATACAGCAGAACAGACAAATGCTGAAACCGTTGGAACTAAGAAGATTATCAAAGCAGGTTCTGTATATCCGACAAACGCAACTGGTGCTAAAGGCATTGTGTTTGAAGATGTTGATATGACAGACGATGTAAAACGACCGATTTCCGTAATTGTTGCAGGACGTGTTCTTGAAAAAAGACTTCCGGTAACAGTAGAAACCACTGCGAAAACAGAGCTTGAAAAAGCAGGTATCGTTTTTGTAACCACTACAGACCCAGAATTTTAAGGAGGTAAGCAGATGCCATTTAATATTTTAGAATCAATCACACAGGAAGAAAGACTTAACTTTTCTCAGGATTTCAGTGTAAAAAGACCGGGCATTCTTGACACCATCTTCCCGGATGTCAAAACACAGTTCCTGAAAGCTGAATACTACAGACTTATGGCTGGACAGAGACTGCCAGAGGTAGCATTCGTTCATGCGCTTGATACTGAAGCAGAAATCGGAACCAGACCGGGATTCGAAAAAGTACTGACTGAAAAGCTCTTTATTAAGAGAAAAATTAATCAGTCTGAGAGATTACAGCAGGCAATTGAAAATGGTGTGCCGGATGATGAGAACTTAAAGAAGTTTGTATTTGATGATGCAGCTAACCTTTTTGAAGGTGTTGTTGCCAGAGCAAATGTTATGAAAGGACAGTTCCTTTCTACTGGTGCCGTAAAAGTTAAAGAAAACAATGTAGATCTGAATATTGATTACGGCGTACCGGCTGATGCAAAGGTCAGTCTTGCTGACTGGTCTAAACCAGATGCGGACATCATGGGTGATATTCAGAAGATGGTTGCAATTGCAGAGGACAATGGCTTCGTAGTAAACAAAGCTCTGACATCCCTTAAAATGATTAACTACATGAGAAACAACACTGCAATGCAGACAGCAGTCTTAGGAGCAGCCAACAAACGCCTTCTGACAAAACAGGAACTTGCTAATCTGCTTATGCAGGAATACGCAATCACAATTGATCGTTGTGATGAGAAATTCAAATTTAGAAAAGCAGATGGTTCACTCAAAACAGGAAGATACTTCAAAGAGGAAGTATTCACTCTGTATGAAGCAGAACCGAACGGTTCATTTGGTACTGGACTCTGGGGCGTAACACCAGAGGAACTTGAGTACAGACAGTTCATTCAGGAAGAAAATCGCTCCTTCGTAACACTGTCCATGTGGGCTACACAAGACCCGGTTGCAGTTTGGACTAAAGCATCAGGTATGTTTGTTCCAGTAGCAGCAAAAGCTAATGGCGGTATCGTAATCGGTACCAAAGCGGGGGAATAAACGGGCATAGTCTCAATGAGAACAGCCAGTCACCATCTGTAGCAAGTGTTAAACACAAGTATACAGAAAACGAGCTGTCAAGCATGACAGTAGTTCAACTGAAACAGCTCGCAAGTGACAATGGCTATGCCCTGACATCGACAAATAAGGCTGGTATTATCTCTGAAATTTTATCTCAGCAAGGGTAGGTGATCTTGAATGGACGAACGGCTTGTGAATGATCTGAAAGAGTATCTATCCGATGATGTGGAAACTGACGGTATGATTTCTTTGTCTGTGAAGCGTGCAATTCGTTCATTCAAAAAGAAACGTAACTATCCGTCTGGATATACAGAGGAAAAAATCAATACCGATATGGAATATTGTTATGATTGCATATTTGATCTGGCTCTCTATTTCCTTGTGAAACAGGGGGCCGAGTTCCAAGAATCGCACTCTGAAAATTCAGTAAGTCGAAACTGGAAATCCGAAACGGAAATATATATCAATCATGGCGTTTTTCCATTTGCAGGAAGTTTAATTTAACTAAGATGGTTGGGTCACGTGGCACAGTATGTTGTCCTCCCGGAGTGCCGCTGGGTTGCTTATATTCAGTAGGGAAAAGCAAATGTTAAGGGAGTGAAGAAAGGAACTGGCGATGGGATGTGAACATGAATGTTTTAATGAACACCGCATAGAAGAACTGGAAAAGAATTTTCAGCTGATGCAAGAGAAGCAATCTGATCGTAGTAAAGAGTTTTATGAGCGTATCGGGGAACTGGAAAGAAAGACAGCATTAAGTGAGAATGACTTGAACCATATCAAGTCAACTGTGGATGAGATGAATAACAATATAAAGACTCTCATGGCAGTCCCGGGAAAGCGTTACGATACAATCATTGTATGCGTTATTACAGCGATTGTCAGCGCAGTTATCGGTTTTATGTTAAGCGGTATTCTTCCAGTTTGATTCCACTTGTAAGGGAGGACGGTGGAAATATGAATTATACAGACTTTTCAGAAGATGAAAGAAAATTTTATTTAAAAGAAGCAGGCTTCGATTCCAGAGAAGAAAAACTGTTTCAATTACGAGTCTATGGCGAAAAGACACTGTGGGAAGCATCTGAACTTATGGGGTATAGTCCGAGAACCATAGACCGAATTAACAAAAGAATAAAGAAGAAAATTTCCAAAGTTGCCCCGATGTATTGTCGGGGCTTTTCTTTGTATTATGGCGAAAACGTGGCGAAATAGTGACGTTCAAAAGTAGAGTTTCTTCCTATATAATATAGGCATAAGGAGAATAGATTATGCCTATGTTAAGAAACCCTTATGAGGGCATATGGGAAAAGTATCGTTCCATAGATGATATGGATATGATTCTTGAATCCCGGATAGGAGGAATAGATTATGGCTTACCCATATTATCCACAACAGCCAATGATGAACAATCTATACGGACAGATACAACCGTATCAAGACAGGCTGGCTCAGCTACAAAGTAATTATCAGCAGACAATGCCTTATGGTCAAATACAGATGCAACAGCCGGTACCTCAGTCACCTATGTTACAAGGCCAAATGGTTGACGGTATTGATACTGTAAAGGCTAAAGATGTGGATATGTCCGGCAATCCTGTTTACTATCCAAAAACAGACGGAACTGAAATTTACAGAAAACAGCTTCAATCCGATGGGAGGAGCAGGATTTTTGTTTACCGACTCGTAAATCCAGACGAACAGCAATCTAAGCAAGATGAAAAGCAGATTGACATTGAAGCAATGTTTAATCAGCTTCGGAATGATGTTTGTTCTGAGATTTCTGAAATAAAGAATATGTTTCCGACGCAGATGTCGGGGACATCGGAACCTAAGCAGAACGGAGGTAGGCAGAGATGACATTCAATCCAAACGCCATGATGAAAAAGCAATTTGAAAGAATGATCTCTCAGAGGTTCGGAAGTGTTGACAACATGATGAACGATATGAGTAAATTTGCAGGAAATAATCCAACATTGAAGAATGCGTTGGATTTATACAAAAAAGGTGATACAGACCAGTTACATCAAATACAGCAAAATGTATTTAACGAAAAACATTTATCTCCAGATGGAATTATACAAAAATTCCTTGGATTATAACACTTCCCCACAATTGGGTGATTAAAAATCGCTACAATTCGGGACGACAGCCGCGGATGTCTCCTATTGTAAATAAAATTTAAGGAGACTAAAAACATGATGAATGGTTCAAATTACAGTCTTAGTGACATTGCTGCCGCTACAGGCTCTAATAATCGCGCCAATGATATGTGGGGCGGTGATGGCTTTTCACTTATCTGGCTCGTCCTGATCTTTGCCATCTTTGGATGGGGAGGTTTTGGCGGCTGGGGCGGCGGCTTCGGCGGCAATGGTGGAAACGGTGCAAATGGTGCTGGATTCCAAGGATGGGCAACCCGTTCAGATATTAGCGAGAGTTTTGCTCTTAATGATATTCAGAATGGTATCAGAGGCATTCAGCAGGGTATCTGCGATAGCACATATGCTCTCAACAATACCATGCAGAGCGGCTTCAACGGCGTGAACGTTGGAATGCTTCAGGGCTTCAATGGCGTTCAGCAGGCAATTAATGCTGACACTGTAGCCAATATGCAGAATACAAACGCATTACAGTCTCAGTTAGCAAATTGTTGCTGTGAAACAAGGGAAGCTATACAGGGCATCAACTACAACTTAGCTACCAACACTTGTGCTCTCCAGAACACAATGAACAACAACACCAGAGACCTTATCGAAAACCAGAACAGCAATGCTAGAGCAATACTTGACTTTATGGTAAATGATAAGATTGCAACATTACAGGCAGAGAACTCTGATCTGAAACGTGCTGCATCTCAGGATCGTCAGTCCGCATTACTTACAACTGCTATGGCTTCACAGACTCAGCAGTTAATCAATGCAATTAATCCGGCGGCCATCCCGGCATACGTTGTTCCTAATCCGAATACCTATTACGGTGGATGCGGATGCAACAGTGGTTGCTGCTAAGTAACTCACCCTTAGAGGTTGATTAAATTCTAAGAGGTGGGTTCCGGCTCACCTCTTATTTGATTGAGAGGTATAAAATATGAGTTGTAAAAATGTTTGTAAGCTCTGCAACCATCTTGTGATAAGCCAGTCTGTCGCATTCACTGGTGGGAATCTTGTAGTTACACTCCCGGCAGGCAGTTATTCCAATGGAGAAAAGTATTGCATTGTGATCGCACAAAGTATACCAGAAGCCACCACAATTACCGCCCCGGTAATGATTCAGATAGGAACAGGAACAACTTTGTATCCGCTAGAGAATCGTTGCTGTGCACAGGTTACGGCTTGCGGAATAAGAACCAGAACGAAGTACGCAACCAGAGTAGCTACAAGTGCAACTGGCGGAGTATTCAAGATGTTAGGAAATCCAGCTTGTAGTCCGAGTAACAATTTGACAGCAATTAATGGTACAGCCCCAACAACAGACACACCTGTTACACAGGCTGCCAGAAAGGGGGCAATGTAATGCATAAAGTTGCAATGGAAATGGGAAAATGGGCTATGGAAAAAGCCAAAGCACATGGATTTGACAATCTTAGTTCTCAGGACTGGGATGATCTGAAAGATTGCTTAGAAGCGGTAAAATGTGCAATCTGTGCAGATAAAGATTATCGAATCGTAGAAGCTATGGACGAATGCGAGCAGGAAGAGAAATATCTTGGACGCATGGGATATGACAGATATCGTTATGCAAACGGCAGATTTGCACCGAAAGGCAAAGGAAGTCGTATGGGATATAAACCATATCTTTACATGGAAGATGATGACTGGATGAATGAATATCTGAATAATCCAGAATTTGAACGCAATATGTACCGCATGGGATATCACCCAGAATATTCGGACAGGAATATAGGGAATGATGGTATGAATCGTCAGCATTCCAGATATGGTGAAACCTACGACAGATACAGCGAGAATCGCAGACATTACCATGATTCCAAAGACGCTGAATCCAAGAGAAAAATGGATGATTCCATGAAAGAGTATACAGAAGATATCATCCGCAATATGAAAGAAATGTGGGACGATGCAGACGCATCAATCAGACAGCAGATGAAAACTGATCTGACACGTTTCATACAGCAGATGAATTGAATATGAAATGAAACTTGCCCTTGTTACAGGAATGTAGCAGGGGCTTTTTAGTTGAGAAAAGGATGGTGATAATCCATGCTAAGACAATTTTACATGAACGGCGACCTATGGAGAGTGCAATTCGTATCTCCACATGACAGCGTGTTAATTGACCGTACAGGCAACAGAACGCTTGGGGTATCGGATTATTCCACTCATATAATTTCAATCGCAAATAACCTGCACGGAGAGCTTCTGAACCGTGTGTTTATTCATGAATTAGGCCATTGCGTGATGTTCAGCTACGGTCTATTGCCAGAACTTCACCGCATGGTCAAGAAACGGTATTGGGTGGATGCAGAAGAATGGTGTTGCAATCTTCTGGCCGACTATTCTTGTTTCGTGATTGGCACAGCTAGAGATATACTAGGAAACCAGTTCACATATGTGGCTCCTATCGGGGCAGAAAGGATGATTGCATAAATGGCAAAAGCAGAAAACACAGTTATTTTTGATGGAATCAAGTACAATCCCGGTGACGAATTGCCGGATTTAGGCAGTTGGGTGTGTACAGATGCGAAAGGTATGGTTCGTGATTACGAGGGGCTTTCAAAAGACGTATCAAAGCTCCCACATTATGTAGAGAGTGGTTCTTCAGCATTGTGCCTTGATACTTCTGAATTATACGAATATCACAAACCTACCGACACATGGTACAAACTGTAAAGGAGAAACGCATGGCATTAACAGCAAAGAAAGTATATGCAATATTAAAACGCCAGATTTCCGATATGGAAGCAAAAATAAAAACGCCTATTATTTACCGTGGTACAGTTGCAACCGCTGATTTACTTCCGTTAAACCCGGATATCGGTGATATGTACAATATCGAGTCTAAGTCGGCCTACGGCGAAGCAGGAATGAACGTTGCGTGGAATGGGGTAGTATGGGATACCATGGGAGCCCCGATTGATATGTCGCTTTACATTAAGTCAAGCGAATTGGCGGATTGGGCAAAGCAGCAGAACAAGCCAACATATACAGCTGATGAAGTTGGTGCGTTACCGGCTGATTCGAAAATTCCAAGTAAAACAAGTGAATTGCAAAATGATTCTGGATATGTTTCAAATATTGATTTCCAGGAAGAACTGAAAAAGAAAGCCAACGGGCAAGGAATTACACTCAGTGTCAACGAGGCTGGCGGACTTAGAGTAACTTATGACGATGGAAAATAGGAGGATGTATTAAATGGCACAGGTGTCAGTAGATGTGGCAATGGAAAAAACTTCACAAGAAATTTTATCACTTCTTAAAGTAGTAAAAACAATGGTAACGGATGTATCAAAATTTGATTGGAAAAACTTTTACCAAAAAATGGCAACAGATGAAGTCTTTTCCACAAAATTTTATTGGTATGGCACTAGCACGAATCCAAAGGGTGAAAAAATGAATGATTCTGTTGGAATGGAAGCGATCCCGTCCACAGAAGAATCCAAAAATCGTGATGATTTTGCGAACCGAAGCGCATTCAGCACAATGGATTGTAATTTTATCATTGACGAAAACGAAAACAAAATCCCCGTAGCAATTGACGGCGGAAATGGTTTTAAGCGTACTGGAAAAGTAGATGTAGGCGTTATGGTTCCGTTGACCTATTGGGGAATACAGGAATTTGACACTTATTATATTGTGCATTTTGCAACAAAACCACATCCAGAACTTGGATGCACAACTGTGACTCCATGGTGCAATGAAGAACTCGGATACGGGATTTTGACAAAATATTACGCAGGGCAAATTGACGGTTTACTGTATTCTTCTTCCGGCAATGTAATTTACAATTTTGTTTCTGCACAGTCTGGAAACACTGAATTGCAGAAAAAAGGACCCGGATACCACGGTTCTGGTTCTGAACGTACTGCTTACTTGCTGTGCATGTTGTGGATTAAGCATGCAACCAAAAACAGCCAACAGATATTCCAAGGCTGCACTAGATACAATTTCCAATATAAAGTTGCACAGGCAGATACAAATGTAAATTATGCAGTTCTTCCAACGGCTCAGGCGAATAATTTCAAAGTTGGCTTAACAGTATCCATAGGAGATGCAACGGGGCACACGGATAATCTTGACCGTGGCACTACCTGGATGAGAAATATTGCAGATAAAGTCAGAGTAACTGCAATAGAAGTTATTGAGGGTACAACAAATAGCCGTGTATATGTTGAAAAGGCAGGAATGATAATTACAACAGATACCTATATCAGCTCGATGCCGTTACATTCTGGAACAACAGATAATGTTCAAGGTACGGACGGATATGTTGCGAATGACGGAATTTATCCATTCAAGCTCGGTGGTATTGAAGATATGATTGGCGCTTATTATATATCCATGAATGAATTGTGGAATAAAACATCCGCAAGCACAGTCGATTATTATGTGCGTGGAAAATCCGCATGGTCAGCAACCGGGACTGGATGGACTAAAGTTGTAACGGTTGACTTGGGTTCTTCAGATGATTGTTGGATTGGAGATATTAACATTGATTTAAAAACCGGTGTAATTACATTGCGGACTAAAGGCGCAGGAGATTCCGTAGGAGTTGGAGACAGAGAATATAACGGAGGTACGGGAACTGGTTGGAGAGAAGCATTGCGGCGCGGTTCTCTGTGGGACGGGTCGGGTGCGGGCTTTTCGTGCGCGAGTCTCTGGGACGTCGTTTCGGACGCGGGCTGGTGCTGCGCCCTCTGCGTTTAAATTCCGAACCTTTTAGGGGTGAATTTTGCGCAGCAAAAGAGGGGGCTGCCCCTCTATAAAATAATAGTATATAGGACTTGCCACACAGGCGGCGCGGTAATCTGTGGGACGGGTCGAATGCGGGCTTTTCGTACGCGAATCTCAGGAACGACGTTTCGAACGCGAACTGGAACTACGCCCTCTGCTTTTATAAATTTGACGAAATAATTTAGTACACTGGTACTTTTGTGTGGCATTTCGTGGATTAAATTTCATTACCGTATAAGGTACTTAAATAGGAAACAAAAAGGGAACCGGTAGCCTGACGAGGAAACTGGTAGTTTATGCGTAAGGCATAAACTGGGGCTAGTAGAAATCCGAACGTCCCTCGGAATTTAAACGGTAAAATAAACCCTTAAAGGAATTTAAAAATATGAAAAGATGCTGTAAAAGAATAGACATAACAGATAGGCGATTGGTTGAAAAAGCAGTTAGAGATTGTCTGCATGGGAAAATGGACAGGGGGGACGTTGTTCGGATGTTTTCTGAATATTCTGGTGTCCCCTTTGATATCATAAAAAAGGTCTGTAAAGACTGCCGTATGATGAATGGACTCATTAACACAGTAATTGACGGTATTCAGCAGGAGATTATCCATAAAAAGTATATCGTAAAACCAATCCGATATAGAAAGCAAACTGACAAATGTAATGGAAAAATCAGGAACATTGGAATACAAGATGTTAAACAGCAGATTTATGATTACATTGCTGTATATGCTATGGAAGAATTGTTTCGTAAAAAGCTAGGATTTTATCAATGTGGCGCACTGAAGAAAAAAGGAAACGATTTTGGAGCAAAAGCAATTAAAAGATGGCTTAGTGACCATAGCATACGTTGGGCTTGGCAGGATGATGTAAAGCAATATTATGAGACAATTCCGAAAAAGAAGTTAAAAAATCTTTTGTCCAGAGATGTTGATAATCCTGGAATTTTGCATTTGGTGTTCTTTCTGATTGATACATTTTTAGGTGGTCTTTCCATTGGCTCTTATCTCAGTCAGTATCTGGCCAATTATTATATGAGTTATGCCTATCATTTTGCAAGTGAAATGATTTTGAAAATCAGGAAATGCAAGAATGGCACCCATAAAACCATAAATGCAGTATGCCATGTATTGTTTCAAATGGATGATATTCTGATTTTGTTTAGAAGTCTGAAAGATTTAAAATACACGGTAAAGAAATTTAAAGAATATATAGAACAGTTTCTGGGGCTGAAATTAAAGAATAAGTTGAATTTTATTGACCTTAGAAACCGATATATTGATATCCTTGGACGAAAAATTTCAAGAAAGAGTCTTATGCTCCGTTCTTCTAATTTTATCAGATTCCGTAGAACTGCAAAGAAAGCGCGGACACAGTTTCGTAAAGACAAAGATGTTGATTACCAGACAGCCAAAAGCTTTGTCGGAAGATACGGCGCGATCAAAAACTCAAATACCAAACATTTCAGAAAGAAATACGATATACCCTATATTTTAAAACGTTGTGAAGCCAAAATATCCAAAACTGAAAGGAGACTTACACATGCAAACAATGAGATTCAATTTGCCACAGCTTGAAGTTTCAACGTATCCTCTTGAAAAGGGAATGGATGTTGCAATTTGCCAGAATGAACGGAAAGTCACAGTTGAAAATCAAGACAAAAAATCCGAAGAAATGTATGAATATGACGGAAACATATTCCGGACATTTAAACATACGCAAGAGGAAATATCGCAAAATCCATCCGAATACCTTGATTACGCAGGAGACGAAGAACCTACTGCAAAAATGACAGAGTACGCAAATGCTATGGTTGATGCATACACAGAACAGCTGATTATGGAAGGAGTGATTTCATGAGAATTTTAGTTGAGAGTCTAAAACGTATGTACAACAGTACCCCACGTAAAATTACAAAAGAAAAGATAGAAAATTTCTCAATTCTTACAAAGGAAGAAAAAGATTATATTTTGAATTGATAAGTGAAAGGAGAACTATTATGGCAGTTGCACAAAATACAGTAATCATTGATGATGTAGAATACAAGCCTGGCGAACAACTTCCGCAACTTGGCAGTATTCACCGAGTTTTCAAAGATGGTGGTAAACGTCATTATGAAGGACTTGCGAAAGACTCAGACAAGCTTCCCCTGTACGTTGCTGACAATTCATCATGTTTTATGACCGATACTGGAGAATATTACAAATTTGATGAGAGTAAGAAATTGTGGTATAGGCCTGATAAGATCGAACAAAGCAAAGTAACACCGATTGAAGTGTATGGTGTTCTTAACGGAAAAATCCAGCAGGTATCAGAAGACGTAGAGGGAATTGCAACACCACTTTTATACAAAGGTTCAGTATCAGACATTTCACAACTTCCGTTATCTCCTAAGATTGGATGGATGTATAACATATCTAAAAAATCTATTTATGGAGAGGCAGGCATGAATGTCGCATGGACAGGAGAAATATGGGACACTCTTGGACCGGCTATTGATATGGCACCATACTTGAGAGAGGATTCCGAGATCATAACATCCTTGAAAACCAAAACGGAAAATCTGGAATCTGCGAATTACACCGACAGAGGTACATTAGCCGATACTGATGCATTTCTGATCAATGACGGTACAGGAATGAAAAAAAGTGTGCTGAGCAAGCTGTCAGACTTTGTCTTTAATAAAATCGCCGATAAAGTGTTTGCAAAGCTTCAGACGAACGACAAAACAATTCTGGGAGCGATTAATGAATTAAATAGTAATACAGGAACCGTTATAAACACAAAATATCTCAGTGCAGAAACTAATTTTTGCAATATACCGGATGGCATATATTCTTTTAACATATACTCTGAAAGTGAAGCCCCAAAAGAATATATGCAGCCACCCAAAAATATTGGAGATGGAATTATATTAGTAAAAACATATAAAAAATATCAAACGATGTGTTGTATTGGTTACCAAGGAATTGCTGTAGCTCAAAAAAACATAGAAAACAACAATTTTGAAACTGCATGGAACACTTTGTGCGTAGTAGTATAGGAACTCTTTCGCTGTCTTCCCATTTAATTCATTAAAATTACTCTTGAAAGAGGTATGAATGTTGCGGACCTGCAAAAGATGCTGGGACATGAGAGAGAAGCTTGATACAACTATGATTTACGCAAAAGTTAATCAAGAGTCAGTCAGATACAATCATCATAAATACGTCATTTAAGGAGAACTATATGAGAGGATTAAAACGTCAAAAGCAAACAATATACTGGTCTAGGGTGACAGAAGAACTTGACGGGATAGACACAATCAAAACGTACCAAAAGCCAGAATTACATCACCTCTCCGTGTCTGCGACTGCTGGAACGCCAGAGGAATTATCCGCCGGTTATATCCCAGACTATGACAGGTACATCACGAACTTCGACCGCAACTTCAAGTCACAGACTGCCGATGTATTCTGGATAGACTGCAAGCCGGAACTGACCGAAGCAGGCGAACTTGTTTTAGGTGAAGACGGAGAACCTACAGTACCGCCAGATTACCGCCTAAAAAAGATTCTCGATACCCAGAAAGGCAATGTGGCACGATATGGCATCAAGTATATAGGAGATGGCTCAGATGGCGAATAAGACTATCAAAATGGAACTGTCGCAGAAATCTATACAGGACACAATAAAGCAGCTCAGAGCGTATCAGAAAACGCTTGTGAGTAAGAATGAAAGATTCATCAAAAGACTTTCTGAAATCGGTCTGAATGTTATTCAAACTACAATGGAATCAATACCAGAAGAAGAAAAGGGAGATTATTATACCGAAATCATAAATAATGTCAAAGGTGAAATAACCGGTGTAACAGTAAGATTGTCTGGTACAGATGTGCTTTTTATAGAATTTTCAGCAGGGATTTCATACGGTACTGACAGCTATCCACTTTCATCCGGGGATAAGTACGGGATGGGTACTTATCCCGGAAAAGGCAATTGGGACAATCCTAACGGTTGGTGGTATAAGGACGAAAGCGGAAAATTACATCACTCTTTTGGAAATAGGGCTTATATGCCGATGTACCATGCGGAAGAAGCTATTATCATTTCCGTACGAGAAATTGCCAAAGAGGTTTTCGGTTAATCTTTTATCCATTCTATATGGTATCCAACAATATTCAAAATTTCTTCTACTTCAGAATATGAAAAGGTTTCCTTTCTGAAGCGATTGCTAAAATTTTGAAAGGTAAAATTTGTTCCATGCCTACGGTTTATTTCGCTATTTACCTGACTCATAGTAAATCCTTGTGAAATAATTATTGCTTTTAATTTGGGTTTTAGTTCCATAAAACGCTCCTATCATCTATTTGTTAAATTATAACATTATAAATGTAAATTGTAAATTTTAATATTCTTGAAAAAATAAATCATATAGTTTATAATTAAATTAAATAATTTATACAGGAGATGATTATATGCCAAGACCTACGCCTAATCTTGCTGGTGAGAGATTCGGGAAATTAACTGCCGTTTACAGAATTAAATCAGAAGAAGTTGCAGGTATCGGGAAGCATGCTATGTGGATGTGCAAATGTGATTGTGGGAATACTAAAATCATAAGCTCTACAAGGCTTGTGCATGGAAAGATTGATAATTGCGGATGCATGGATTCTAAATGCAGAAATAAGAAAGGACAATTTACAAAAGGTGAAAATGTAAAAGATATTTCCGGTAAGAAATTCAGAAAATTAACAGTGTTGAAATTAGATAAAATTATTAATAAAAAATCTTATTGGATTGTAAGATGTGAGTGTGGAACAACAAAATCGGTAAGAAGTGATACTCTTAAAGTTATTACTTCTTGCGGATGCGACAAGAAAAAACAAGATATTATTAATTTAGGCATAACAAATCACCATGAATTGACTCACCATCCTGTTTACAGCATATGGAATGCAATGATTAATAGATGCGGCAATCCACATAATAAACATTATAATGATTATGGTGGACGTGGTATTAAAGTTTGCGAAGAGTGGAAAGACATACGAAATTTTTCAAAATGGGCTGATGAAACAGGGTTTAAGCCAAATAAAAACCTCTCTATCGAAAGAAAAGATGTGAACGGGAATTATTGTCCCGAAAATTGTTGTTGGATTGACAGAAAATTACAAACCCGTAATAGAAGAAATACCGTTAGACTTGATATAGGTGGGGATAATAAATCACTTTCAGAATGGTGTGAAATATACGATGTGCCATACAATAAAGTTATTGGAAGGTATTATAGAGGAATAAGGGGAATAGATGATTTATTTTATAAAGGTAATTTGCAGATGAGAAATTTAGGAAGAGAATAAGCACTGAAGCCACCATGCCGGTATATAAGGCAAGTGTGGAGATCATGCAGAGTATCAGAAGAATTGCAGAAGAAGTATTCAGTTCATAAAGAAACATGAATATGCTATGCAATCATATGGAATCATATTTATTAAAAATGATATACTGTAACATATAAAAGCATCTGTCAAAACGACAGGTGCTTTTTTCATGGGAGGATGCAATGGAAAAAGTTTACGTAATGAAATCCGGAGATGCTTATAAAGTTGGTGTGTCGGTTGAACCCGAAACCAGATTAAGACATTTGAAAATAGGGAATCCTTATTTGGAATTAGTGTATCAAAGTCAAAAACTAAGTAACGGATATGCTGTTGAAACTTTAATACACAAAAATCTTAATTCTTACAAAATCAGTAATGAATGGTTTGCCGGAATTAGTGAAAATGAAATTATTCGTATTGTAAATGAAATTGTTTCTTCTAAAGGAAAAACAAAAAATAAGAATATTAATAGAAAAACCAGTGGTAACCTTGTGACTATTCAAATTACCTACAACGGCGAGCGCATTTCTCTTAAAGAATGTGCAAATCAAATCGAAAAAGAAATCAAAGACATACAATTTGAAAACTCAGAAATAGAGAAATTCACTTATTCTTTGAGAGGGTATTATGTTCCCAATGTTTTCACAGACACGATATTGATGTCGGTATTTAAAACAGATTCAATTGAGGAAATTCAAGAAACACTCGGAACCACTATTTCCGGAAATATATATTCTTTGTTTTCGGATGATGTTGAATCTGAAATAAGACGACTTGAGCGATTGTCAGTTTTGCTTATCAATAATTACGTAAACATAAATGAAATAATCCGTATTATTAGAACAGGCAGGGTGATATAAAATGCCAGACACGATTAACAACCCAGTATCAGAAGTATTTTCTAGGTGGAGTAAAGATATTCAACCAACAGTCGGCAAAGGCAATTTTTCCATGGAGAAAAGCCAGACAATAGCATCTGGCAAAACGAAATACGCCAGATTGTTCATGATGGGGAATCCCACACAGTCAACAAGCCTCGAAGGTCACGAATGCGCAACAGTTCTTTCGTTTCAAACGGAAAGTTACGCATCTGGAACAAAGGCTTTATCGACTGCATACGAAATCGACAGTAAAAGTCATCAGGCTATGGTTTCGATGGGCTTTCGCCGGACATACGGGCCAGAAGAAGTTGCAAACTCCGAAAAGAGTTTCAAACGAATCATAAGCCGGTACAGCAGAATTTACACCGGGCAATTATTGGAAGCGTAACAGCTTCTATTTTTTATACCAAAAAGAAAGGAGAGTGTCCTATGAGTAAAGATAAATTACAATGGCTGAAAGCTGCAGGAATCAGAGCTGTTAAGACAATTGCTCAGACAGCAGTTGCGACAATCGGAACCGCAACAGTCCTTGGAAGTGTTGACTGGAAGATGGTCGTATCCGCGTCCGTTCTTTCCGGCGTTTTATCCTTGCTTACATCTGTAGCAGGGCTTCCAGAACTGAAAACAGGCACAGATGAATAGAAAGGACGGTGATCCTTTTATCTCCCGGATGCAGGGTTACGCATCAGAGCCATGTGGCTCTTTTTTATTGTAATTTTATAGCTGAAAAAGCAGAAAGGAGCCGAATATGGCAGCAAAAGGAAATATAGCAGGCGTAAGTACCGTTGGTTCGCTTACCGGATATGCAGTTGAAACAACAGCAGGTACTAAACCGACAACTTTCAAACTTCTCCACAGAATTAATGCTTCTGACGAGATCAAAATTGATGTAGAGACAATTGACGCTTCTGCACTTGAAGATGAAGTCGAAAGAACTATTGCAGGACGTGGTTCCACAGGTGGCACATTCAACGTAACTGTGAACGTAACCGATGAAACTATCACTGAATGGGAATCTTTAATCAGTGAATACAAAACAGCAAAAACAGAGGGAAAATCCATGTGGTATGAAGAATACTTCCCGTCTCTCAAAAAAGCATTCTTCACCAAAATCGAGCCGCCGACAATCATTCCTAAACCGGCAAGAGATCAGAACGGCCTGTTAACCGTTGAAATGTCTCTTACTATTAATGAGTACGTTGGACCGAGTGAAGCGGTAGTTCCAACTGAAAGCGAAATTTAAACATATTTGGGAGGACGAATAATATGTATAAAGTTTTAAAAATCGGCGGCAAAGACTACAAACTTGAATATGGAATTGAAGCATCACTGTTTGATGATTGTGTAAAATCCGTAATGAATATGCTGGTTTCCACAAGCGGCGGAACAGACAGAAGCCTTAAAGAAATGGTTTCTGGAATGAGCAGCATCCCGAATACTGCACTCAATGCGTTTTATGCCGGATTACTTCAATATCACGGCAACCATTCTGACGGTGATGGCACTGTCCCGGATTTAGATACCGCCAAAAAACTTGCAGCACAGTATATGAATGAGCATAAAGATGATGAGCAGGGCAACTTCTATGGCCTGTTTTCTATGTGCATTGAGCAGATGGAGGAAGATGGTTTTTTCAAATTAACCGGTCTGGAAACATTCATGGGCAACATGAATGCGGCAATGGACTCTGTGAAAGCGAAGAAAGCGCCGAAGAAACCGACAGATCATCTGAAAAAAGCTACAGCGAAATAATCTGGGATGAATTATACCCAATGGCTGTGCGTATTGGGATGTCAAGAAAAGAATTTCTCAGAAGTACCCTGAAAGACCTAAGAATCCGTATAGAACAATATGGAATCTCAAAAAACGAAGAAATTCAGTCGCAATTAATAAACATGGACTGTCAGTCATGGCTTACCGGGCTGTATATGAAAGCAAGTATTTCGTGTGTGCTATTTCCAAGAAAGGCTAGTTATCCGAGTAAACCAATTACGCAGGAAAAACAAAATAATTGGGTTGAACATAATCCAGATACGCCGAAGAAATCAGAAGCAGAACTAAGACAAGAAGAACGTTACTACGAACTTCTTATCAGGCAGGCAAATGCAAATATATCTGAAATAGGTAATAAAAAGGGCAAGCAGGATGAATAGTAGTCTTGCTTGCCCTTTATTTTTTTGAAATAAAGGAGGTGCTTATATGCCTGACAACACAATAGACAGCCTTGCGATAGAGGTCAGCAGTAACGTATCAAATGCAAGTAAATCCATTGATGATTTATGTAATAAACTGAATCGCCTGAGTAGCCGTATGTCTGAGAGCATCAAGTATCTCAGACATTTTTCGTCCTCTGTCGGTACGGTCAATTCTGCTGTTCAAGCACTTAACAGCATAGATTCCGGGAAGCTGACTACAATAGCTGCGCAACTCGAACGTCTCAGCAAAATAAATTTGAGCAATCTTGAAAATAAGAATCTCAAAGTGAACGTAGAGATTAATTCGGCGGATATGTCTGAAAAGCTGAAATATTCTGTCGAAAAATCTTTGGATGCTACAAAAATAGACGCATCGGCTTTATCAAAACAGCTCGCAAGCGCATTTGAATTAAAAGGCGGTGCCGCTTCCAAACTTCAAAAGCAGATAGATTTATTGGCACAACAGCTTACAAATTCATTTGATGGACAGAATTTTACAGCCGGTGACTGGGGAAAGACTCTGGATGATATTGCCAAAAGTATTGAGCAGAGCGGAAAAGTCGTAAAATCCAACCTCGGAAATTATCTTGGCGGCGCAGAACAGGAATGGCAGGACTTCTACAATTACTTTAAAAACAAAAGAATCTATGTTTCCGATATGCTTAAATTTGACATCGGAAAAGGCGAATTTAAAGAGTTACTGCAACAGCACCTTGGCAACATTGTCTCTGACGCAACAAAAGGAATCAACCTCAACTCTGCATGGGGAGAGCTAGCAGAAAGGTTCCCCACATTAATTCCAAAAGACACTATAAATGCAGCAGATCAGCTGATAACTGTTCTGGAAAGCCTTAAAAAAGTCAGAGATTCCATTAAACCGGTGTCTATTCAATCCCTCATGGGTTCAGAATCAGATTTAGCATCTACGCAGGTATATGAATCCGTCTCTGAAATGGGAAAACAGCTCGGAGTTGCAATCCAGAAGAATATTTCCTCTGCCATGGAGTCAGCAAACGGTCAAATTCCAATTGATGTAAAGATTAATGAGGATAAAATTGCCAGAGACATTCGAAATGCCATTAATAAGGCATCTACGCTTACTTATGACCCGGTAAAAGTAAATCTGTCAGTAAATACAGACGATATAAAGAAAAACATCGAATCCAAACTGAATGGGCTGGATTTATCGACAGTAAACAGCCAATTAGAGCAGTTTACGCAGTCCATGAGCACACTTGGGAATCTAAATCTGAAAGACAGCGGATTAAATTCGTTTGTAAATGCTATTCGCAGATTGAACGAAACATTAAACTCCACAGGCGATGTGTCTGGAAAGATTCAGAAGATGATTTCCGAATTATCTGGTCTTAGCAGTATTCCAGACGTGTCAAACAATGTGAACCGGTTTGTTTCTTCACTGGCCAGATTGGCGAATGCCGGCAGTTCTATTGATACAGTTACATCTAAGCTTCCGAATCTTGGCGAAGAACTCAGAAAAATCGTAGTTTCATTCTCTGGGATAGGAGATGTTTCTCAGCCGATTAATACTTTTGTCCAGTCAATCGCACAGCTGGCAAACGCAGGAGATAAAACAAAAAAGACATCCGATCAACTTGAAAATTTGTCAAAGAATCTTAAATCATTCTTCCAGACAATGAGTACCGCCCCAAAAATCAGCCACAATACCATACAAATGACACAGGCTATCGCTCAGCTGGCGAATGCGGGTGGAAGAGCTAGCAGGGCGTCACAGTCTACGGTGAATGCATTTAGCCGATTGGGGCATGGAGCAGCCGGGGCAGTACGAAAGGTTAATAGTCTTGGAAATGCTGTTGGAAACGTTGGTTCAAGCGCAAAGAAAAGCATTCCGAGCATTATGTCTTTGGCAGCTAAATTCTGGACTTTGAAAACAGCAGCTACGAAATTCACAGGTGCAATTAAAAGTTCCATGGATTTCCTTGAAGATTACAACTACTTTCAAGCAGCGTTTCGCCAGGTAGCGGATAAAGCGGGAAAGACTTGGACAGAAGCAGGGTATGATTCTGCAGAGGCATACGCAGATTCATTCAGCCAGAGAGCCAGAGAGCTTACAGCTAAAATGTCTGGGTTCGATGTTTCCGATAATGCGATTCTGACCGCAAATAAATCGGGTAAGTCACTTGGTATGGATCCTTCCATGCTCTTGAATTATCAAGGACAGTTTGCACAGTTGTCGTCCTCTATGGGAACAACTTCTGAACAGGCATTAAAACTGTCGAATGCATTAACCATGATCGGCGCTGACCTTGCATCTGTTAAGAATCTTGATTTTAGCACAGTTTATGAGAACTTGTCCTCTGGATTAGTAGGTATGAGCCGTGCTGTAGACAAATATGGTGCAAACATTCGTGTGGCAAACTTACAGCAATATGCTTCAAATCTTGGATTGCAAACCGCTGTATCAAAGATGGACCAGGCAAGCAAGGCAATGTTGCGAACAATAGTAATACTAGATTCCACAAGGTATGCATGGGCGGATATGGCAAATACAATCAATATGCCAGCCAACCAGTTACGTATACTTCGTGCAAACTTAGTATCCTGTGCCAGAGCATTAGGAAACATTTTTATGCCAGTCATTGCGGCAGTATTACCGTACATCAATGGCCTTGTAATCGCATTCCAGAGACTTTTAACATATATCGGTTCACTTCTTGGAGTTGATACCAAAATCGGAAAAATGTTCGGTTCTATTGGTGGCGGAAGCGAAAATCTTTCAAATGCACTTGATTCCATAGATGATTCTGGAATTTCTGATGTTGATAATGCTACAAAAGATACTAATAACAATTTGAAAAATGCGACTAAGAATGCAAAAAAATTAAAACAGTTCCTTGCGTCCTATGACGAATTGGAAATCATGAACAAAAACGATAGTTCCCTGTCAGACCTTGCAAATTCCAAAATTAAGACACCATCCCTTGACACATCTGCTCTCGATGCAGGAATCCTTAACGACGCGTTAAATAGCCTATTAGACGAGTATCAGAAGAAATGGGATGCCGCCTACAATTCCATGGAAAACAAGGCTATGGCGTTCGCAAATAAAGTTACAGACACATTTAAGAAACTTGCAAAAGCCGCAGAACCTACCACAAAAGCACTGAAAAATCTCTGGGACAATGGATTGAAACAACTCAGAGATTTCACATGGACAGCATTAAAAGATTTCTGGAATCATTTTTTAGTTCCACTTGGAAAGTGGACGCTTGGGGAAAAAGGATTACCACGTTTAATCAACGCTTTTAATGATTTTCTCATGAAAATTAACTGGGATAAAATCAACGCTTCTCTTGTGCAGTTATGGGATGTGTTAGAGCCATTTGCTGAGAATGTCGGCACCGGCCTGTTAGATTTCTTCGATGATTTCTTTGATAAGGCGGCAGATGGAGTCAATAAACTTCCTGATCTGATTGACAGGTTCAAAGAATTTATCGCAACATTCTCACCAGAGCAGGCACAATCTATCGGTTATTTCCTCGGGCAGCTCCTGACAGCTTTTGTAGCATTTAAAGGGCTTACATGGTTCGGAAGTATTTTCGGAAAAGATGGAGCGATAGGCAAAGGCATTGCCATGTTAGCAGCGCATCCATATGCTTCGATAGCAGCAGGATTAGGTCTTACCGTTGCCGCGCTTGATAAATTCGGAGTGATTGATGTTGATTGGGAATGGCTATGGGACAAAATAAGTCAGTTAAAAGATACAGTTTCAAACTTTATTAATAATGTCGATTGGAGCTTTTTGGTAAAAACAATCGGTGATGTATGGGATGTTTTCCAACCATTTGCGCAGGGCTTCGGAGATGCCTTTGTTGATTTTTTTGATGTAATGGTAAACGTCATTGGTGCTCCATTAATTAACGCTTTAGCAGTTGCTCTTGAAGCACTTGCAAAAGTTTTGAGTCTGCTTGACGATAAGCAAATAGAAGCGTTGGGATATGCACTTGGAACTTTTCTTGCGGTAAAAGGAGCGCTTAAATTTTCCAAAAAAATAATCGGCGTAGTTAGTTCTATCAGGGCACTTAAAACAATCTTTGGTGGCTTAGGAACAGTTCTTTCTACAGCTGGCGGCGCATTGAAGACGTTCTTCGGTTCTGGACTTGGTTCTACACTTGCTGCAGGCTTTGCTGATTCCATGACAGTCTTAGCAGCTGCAATGGCAGGCTTTAATCTCGGAAAATGGATAAGTGTCAATCTGTTCGGCGGCGAAGATAAAACCTTTGGGGAATTTCTGGAAGATAATGTATTTGGATATCAAAAAGGTGATTTCTCGGGAGCTATGGATGAATGGCTGAAAGATATATTCGGAGTCGGAGATAAGCTTACAGAGGATGATTTAAAGGTATTTCAGGAGTATGAAGATGCCATTCTTAGTCTGGTTCGCGCAAGCCAGCTTTCAGGCGAACAAGCATATCCTTTATTAACATTTCTTTCCGAATTGAAAGATAACGGATATAGCACAGAACAGGCGTTATTTGAACTCGAACTTAAACTTAATAATCTCGGAGTTTCATCCGAAGATTTCGAGAATGCGATAGCAGGAGTGAACGAGCCGGTCAAAGACCTTGGAGATACGGCAGAAACATCTTCTGATCAGTTTTCAAAAATGGCGGAGCGAATCAACAATGTTTCGTTTGAAGATATCTCAGAACAGCTTACAGGATTCCAGAGCCTTATTCAAACTGTTGACTTTGCGACTCTGGTAACAGATACAGCAAATGCAATAGACCAGATGGGCGGCATATGGGAAAACGGAAAACAAATTCTCGGTGAAAAAGCATTACAGATTTATCAGGAAATTGCAAAGGGATTAGAGCCGGATGATAACGGTTACTATACTTTAGCAAACGGACAGATGGTGCAGTTCGGAAAAGGCATTTCTGACTATGAAAGCACTCTGCAAAGTACAATGGATTCAACTCTACAGGGGGCAATCAACGGCGTTCTGGATAATAATTCTGGATTTGAATTATTTGCAGAACTTGGAAAGAATCAGATTGTTGCATGTGGTGATGGAATTATGCAGAATAGTAGTCAACTTACCGGAAAGTTAAACGAAACCATTACAACCGCAAGTTCACAAGCAGGAAATACAGCAAAAACCAGCGGAAAAGAAATCGGAGAAAATTCTGTAAAAGGAATTTTGCAGGGATACGAAAGTCAAAAAGGCACGCTCGGTACTGCAACGCAAAGCCTATTTGAAGATTATGTTAAGAAGAGAGCGCAAGAGTCTCTTGATTCTCACTCCCCGTCCAGATGGTTTGAGCAGCTGGCAAAATATTGTGGAGTTGGCTTCCAGAATGGATTAGAGCCGGGCTTTTCCTCATCGTTCACATGGTTTGGAAGAATCCGAACCAGAATCAGCAATTCTATTGGAAACCTGTATAATGTCGGCTGGAACTCTATTATTGGCTTAAACAATGGAATCGTAGGTGCGGCACAACAGCTTTATGCAAATGTGCAAAAAATCGCACAAAATATATCAAATACGTTCCGCAAAGTTCTCAAAATTCACAGTCCGTCACAAATAATGATGGAACTCGGTGGATTCACCGTTGAGGGATTCCAACTCGGCATGCAAAACATGCTTCCACAAGTCAGATCAACCATCAATGACATAAGCGCAGAAGTACAAAAAATCAATACACCAACCGCAGACATTATCACGAAGAGTGCGTCCTATCAGGAAGTAAAGAGCAGAATGTCGGTTGATACAGATGACTTTGTGGATGATATTCGAAAAGAAATCATGGCAATCAGCAGTAACACGTTTGACAATAATCAGATGATCGGGCAGGCGGTCAAAAATGCCTTGAACGGCATGGCAATCTACGCAGACGGACATCTGATTGGATATCTGAAAGAAGAAAATCAGCAGTTCAGAAATCGTAATGGCTACGGAATATTTGAAGGGTAGGTGAGAGGTTATGAGTGATTTTTCTTCTGGCGTTGATTTTCAGGGCTGGATGTTAAAGTTCGGAAGTCAAATTCTCCCGAACAAATTCTTGGCCTATGATGATTATTCCGCAACTCCAAACCAGAGAACAGAGATAGAAGCATACAGGGACTTGAATAATCTCTTGCATAGGGACACAAGCCCGAATTTCAAGACAAAAATAGACTTCAACACGCGTCCGATGTGGTTGCCGGACAAAATTGAAATGCAGTCTGTTTTTAAATCAGGCTTAGTCAATAAGACACAGCGGAGATACAAAGTTACATACTGGGATGATGAAGAAAACACCTACAAAACAGGTGTTTTTTATATGCCCGATGTTGAGTACAAACCTATCAGAGTTGTAGGAAATAACATTTTGTATAACAAAATCAGAATCGCACTGATCGAATACTAACAACCAGAGTGCATGAGTGTCACAGCTCATGTGCTCTTTTATTTTAGGAGACGGGAGGATGATTATGGCAGATACAGTATCTTTTGACAGTTTATTGAATACGACAGCCGGGATGACTGCTATTGTTAACAACGCAAAGCACGATGATGATGTAGTTAGTGTCACGGGCGTTGATTGGTTTACTTACGCAGGCAAGACTGCCAGTACCATATATGTTTCTGGAAACAATTTTATCGGATTCGGGCAAAACGCCGAACAGCTCAAAATCTGGCGTAGGGATGGCGCGATTTATTATGTTTACCGACAGGAAGGAACGCTTACGTCAGGAAAAAGATTCCTCAAAATCAGAGTCGAGGGATATGTGTATTATTCAAGTACATCCTCATCGTACGCGCTGAAATACGAAATATTCTTGATAGAGGGACAGATATTATTTATCAATGTTGTCCAGAGGCCTACAAGCAGTTCATACACTGGCACATCGTCAATTACCGACGGGGAAACCACAACAAGCCTGAATATTTCCGTATCTTCTACGGTACCGATTTCAATTCTGGTAAAGAACGCAGGTGTGTCGCAGGAGATTACTTATGAAAAATATTCTGATGTAGTAATTGCTAGCATAACTGTTTCCAAAATGCCGGATAAGACCACATATTATCAGAAAGAGCTGTTTGATAAAACTGGACTTGAAATATCTGGAACAACAAGCACAGGAGAAACGGTCAGTGTCACAAATTACGAATTATCGGGTTTTGATAGCAGCTCCGCAGGTACGAAGACCATAACCGTTACTGTATCCGGCAAAACCACAACGTTTGAGATTACCGTCTCAGAAGCCTCTATTACCACCATATCCGTTACTACAATGCCAACCAAGGTAAATTACCACATCGGAAAAGAATTTGATTCTACGGGCATTGTGGTTGCTGCAACGGCAAGCGATGGGAATACTATAGATGTCACAAAAGACTGTGTGTATTCTGGCTTTGACAGTAGTTCCCCAAAACAATGCGAGGTCACAGTTTATTACGGTAATTTCGCTTGCACGTTTGAAGTTACTATTATGCAACCAGAAGAAATAAATGGAATGAGTTATGTTAGGACTTCGTATTTCGTAGGGGATACTACAGATATAGCAGTGAGTTATATAGTTGTCGTATATTCGGATGGTTCGGAAAAAGTAACCAGTGGCTTTACGGTTGAAAATAAAGTTCTTACAGAGGCTGGCACAGTTACTATTAACGTTAATTATTTTGGTATAATAGATGATACGATAAAAGTTGATGTATATGATTCTTTTTTAGTGCATATTGGCTCACCGAATTACGAAGATGTAACAGCCGAATTTAATCTTGATACAAATACGCTTTCCATTTCTGGAACTGGGAAAATTAAAATTTTGCATGAAAATTCGGAAAATATTATAGTTCCTGATAGTTTGTTCAAAAGATGTGTAAAGATTACTTTTAGTGACGGAATCACTGAAATCACGGGTGGATTCGGATACCAATTTGAAAGTTTAACATGTATCGAATTAGGAAACACAATTACAAGTATTGCTGGTGGAAACTTTACTACTTTTTTAGGAACTAAGTTAGAGTTTCCTGCGAGTCTTAAAGCTATTCAAGGTGGTACGTTCAGTTCTTGCCCCAACCTAACAGAGATTGTTTTTCATGAAGGTTTGCAAGAAATTCAAGGTGGAACGTTAAACGGATTTCAATCGTTGGATAGCGTTGTTTTCCCATTATCATTAAATTTGCTATCATCTGGTGCTTTTGCAGGTGCCAAAATAAATAATGTAGAAATTGGAAGCACAGATTCCATGATTAGTTCGTCTGGAATCTATATTCCAAGTTGCAAGAGTTTGATAATTCGAGGCGGAACCATTGATGGAACAGGCGGTACAATTTCACTCTCTGTACTCGAAAACCTTACGTTAAAAAGCGCAGTTAAATTTATCGGGAAATCGCATTTTTCACCGTGCTTCGATACTTTAAAATCAGTTACCATTGAAAGCGGGATAACAGAAATACCACCATTATGTTTTTCGAACTGTGGAAAAATCACAGAGATTAAAATTCCTGCAAGTGTTACAAACATTGGAGAAAGCGCATTTTCCGGGACTTCACTCAAAAATTTAGAGATTCCAAATGGCGTTCAAACTATTGGAAAAGCAGCATTTTCTAACACTCGGCTTGTCAGTGTTTCTGTTCCTGCGAGTGTGACTACCATCGGTGAAGACGCCTTTGTTGCGCAAGCTACAACAAACGTCACGCTGAATAAAAAAACAAATGAAATCTCCGGTTCCCCATGGGGAGCAACAGGCACAATCACATGGTTGATTCGAGTAACCAGGCTTGAAGTCACTCATATGCCAACCAAAACCAGATATTTCATAGGTGAAGCATTTGACAGCACAGGACTTATAATTACTGCATACTACAATGACAACACGTCCGAACAAGTAACAGGATATGCCCTATCAAGCCCGGATATGTCAGCGTACGGAAGTAAAACTGTAACGGTTACATTCGATGAAAAGACCGTAGATTTCTCAATTCTGGTTGTTGATATAACCGGAATAGAAATTAAAACACCACCCATGAAACAAGAATACCTTGTAGGTGATACACTTGATTCTAACGGATTGACAGTTTTAGTAAAATACACTGATGGAACGTCTGAAACGATAATATCTGGTTTTACTGTCTCTGAACTTGACAGCTCATCAATCGGAGAAAAAGAAATCACAGTAGCCTATAAAAACCATACCGCTACATTCAAAGTTCTTGTGTATGAACTGCAAGGAATCCGCATCACACATTATCCGGAGAAAACTTATTACAGAGTAGGCGGAACATTTGACCCGACAGGGTTGGTTGTTGTGACTATGCGGACGGATAATACAGAGAAAGAAATCACGGATTACACTGTCTCTGGGTTTGACAGCTCTAAGGCTGGCGTAAAAACCATCACAGTATCTTATCAAACTGAAATTGGCGGAATAGAAACGTTCGTTGGATATGATGAATTTGAAATTAAAGTAACCAAGGATGGAAAGAATCCATTTGAAGATAACACCGACCCAATCAATGTAAAAGTGCATTGGATAAACGGTGAATTTGAGGACTTGACAAACGATAATATTCAATCCAATACGCTGTCATTGCAGGAGTCATTATGCAATAAAGCATACTTCATTTTTGGTGGCTGCATATCCAACCAGATCACATTCAAGTGTTATCATCAACAGTTTATCGGGACAGATGAAACTACTTATCCATCTGGGAAAATTGAGGTTTATCTTGAATGTAAAGGCACAGAAATCAAGATTTTTACGGGTGAAATTGCGACAGGAGAACGTGATGCAAATTCATTTGTTAGAACAATTGTTGCATATGATTATCTGTACAAATTGCGCAATACTGACATTGCGTGGTGGTATAAGAACAACACAAAAGACAAGCAAATGGTGTTTACACAAAAGCAGTTCAGAGATGCTTTATTTAAGTATCTCGGCATTGAACAAGTCGATGTAAAACTCAAATATGACAGCGCATATGTGCCAAATACTGCCAATTCTTCTGAAATGAATGTGGCTAATATACTGGAAGATTTATGTCTGCAAAACAATGTTTTTGGCTGGATGAATAGGGATGGAAAATTTGAGTATAAAAAGCTTAAAAAGAACTGCAAACACCGCGGCACGACAGTTTCCGGCGTTGAAACATTCGATTTTTATGAGTCTGCGGTACATCTTGACAGATTCAAAAGTTTCAAGGCAACAGAGGGAAGAGTGTGGTTTTTTAACTACGTTTACACCGACCCAGACCCATCCGGTGAAATATTTACATCTGGCGAACCAACCGCACAAGACGCATACGAAAGGAACGTATTCTACAATCGTAACAGCTTTTTCGTAGGCAATCAAGACTGGTTGAATTATGCTTACGATGCTAACGAATACGGGGACTACACCCGAATAAAACCGAAGTATGCAATCTGTTATGGAACTGTCGCAGAGGACATTATCAAAAAGCAGTATTATCGGGCACAGGGATACTCTGTGGAAGTACAAGGGAATCCGTTCAATATGGTTGGACAGACCGTGGAAATGACACATTCCAAGCTTTCTGAGGATGGTTCTGCAATACAGTGGGTGATTCACAGTTATATTATGAGCAGGACGCTTAAATTAGGCATTACAGGGCTTATTGACACATACACTGCCAACAATTCACCGTATAACGGAAACAATCAGCAATTAGGCAAAAACACACCGGAGATTACATCCACGATCAACAGAACAAGGTCTGAAATGCCGACCATTAGTTATGCAGAATTTACAGATGGAACGGAATCTGGAATTGCAACGATTGATGATTTTACGGATGGTTCTGGAAGTTCTTCAAACGAACTAAAAAAGGCACAATTAAGGTGCATAAAGCGAATCAAGAAAGCTGATTACGACGCTCTTGTAGCCGCAGGAACTGACCGAACAGATACATTATATTTCACATTCGAGGAGGGCTAATTGATGATATATAAGGCGTTTTTGAACAGACAGGAAATCACTGGGTTTCCTGTCAAAGGTAAGGAAACGAGCGAGATATGGGGTGGAAACACGCTTCTGTGGAAAAAATCCGGCGGTATCAGAAAGAATATAGCTGAATATGCTGCATTTGATAAATGTACAACAACTTCTGGGGTTACACTGGTTAATTTGATTTCAGGTAGCTACTCGAACATCTTTAATCCTGAAAAAAAATTTGCTATTTTTGTTGGCGGAAGCTCGATAATTAAGGTAATAGATAATTTTGATGGTTTAGGATTTGCAATAGCATATAAAAATAATTTTTATATTATTCATACAGACGGAAACCGCCAAAGTGTTTCGGATTTCTGCAAATACTCTGACAAAGGAGAACTTGTTTCTCGGTATTCAAATTCTGATCCGATTGAAAACATGATTTTTCAGGGATTCTATGTTGGGGATGATGATACCTTTTATTGTATATTTTATAAAAACAAGGGAACTTCATATCGTCCTGTGCCAGAGCAAGAACTTCCCCCGACCGTATTCGGATATAAAAGTGGGAAAAGAGTTTATAGCGCAGAAATTGAACAAATATACTGTAACTCCGAATCGACAGATTATGTTTCGAATCAATATAAGATATCCGGAAAAACATTTATCGAAACAAACCGTTTCATAACTCCGCGTTATACATATCCATTTACGCAAGCTTTATTGGAAATAGGCACGAATAAACTGGCGTTAGTTTTCATGAATGATACCTTTAACTCATATTACTATCTTTCGTATGTTTCTTTAGGTGAACACAAAGGCTCTATATATTTAACTGGTGACTATAATTATAAAAACTACGGTTCATTTGTATGCAAATATGATGGAAATAATTGCGTCCCTGTTTATTCTGCATGGGAAGATACTAGTGCTTCTTTAGATTGGAGAAACTGGGGTATGCATATACGGACTTCTTGCGCATTTTATGCAAATAATATGTACTTTATATCAAGTCCCAATAGAAGTAATTCTAATTATCCTTATGGTGTATATAAACTTGATTTAGTGACTTGCAAAACACCCAAATTGATATACGGAATGGATAGAGATGAAAAAATAAAAAGAATGCACGGTAGTTCAGAAATTTCATATACTTTTCTCGATGCTATTTGCCTTACAATTGCAGACGGAAAATTATATGTGCATAAGGGCTTCTTAATTGATTATCACAATAGCACTGTTTATGACCGTGTGTATTCCATGGATGAAATACCGCTATAAATATAGGCAAGAAACTCGAAGTCACAAATAAGAGCGCATTTTCCCGAAAAACTCAAATAAGCCCTTATTTTCCAAAATAACCTCAAATTCTCAGTCCTTACCGTACTAAAATGTAACTATATCGAAAATAAAAAATGAATAATTTGTAAACGTAAATTTTGCTTGTTTTCAGAATAAATCAATTATCTTAGAAAATAATAAAATTCAGAAATAAGTATTCTGTCAACGGGCAATTTTCGTTTACATAATATCTCAATGTAACGTTACAATAACGTTACCAGTAACGCAATGTAACGCAATAGAATAAGAATAAGAAATAGAATAAGAATATAATTAATATATATACAAGATATATATTAATCGTCAAATAAGCGTTATTTGACTCTGACATTCTCAATTCGTTTCAACCCAAAGTAAACCATTTTTATCAGTAACTCCGTATTTGACTCATATAACTATCTTATGAGTGATTCGGTAAAATCCTCGAATAACATATAAAAATTGATTTTATGGGCAAATACGGAGGTTACAAGGCATATTTAACAGAAAGGAGCAACACGATATGACAAACGAGCAGAAAGCAGTTCTCAGGAAGATTATTTATGCAGTCGAAACCGGCGGACAGGTTTACGGACAGCAGGATTACTCAGACTTTACAGAAGCCTACGAGAACAATTCAGATGAACACGCGATCACAATCGGGGCAGGACAGTGGTACGCAACCGAAGCTAAAACACTTCTGGAACGAATTTACGATGCCGACCCGGAACAGTGGGAGAAGATAGATAAAGTCAGACTTCTGGAACAAGTTCAGACTGCAAATTGGGAATGCTTTAACATTTCAAAAGTGTCGCAGCTTGCCGACACCATAGTTGCCCTTATTTCGTCCGATTTGGGTGTTAAATGCCAAGATAGCCTTATGGATGAACAATTAGCCACCTATGCAGATGAAGCCCTTAAACAGGGCGTTACGGACGCTAGAGCGCAAGCCATGTGTGTGAACTTTAGGCACCAAGGCGGACAAGGGGCGGTAACGAGGATTCTGGCAAAGACCCAGAAGCCATATACGCTCGATAATCTTTATGCAGCCTGCCAGACGGACACAGGGAACCAAGTCGGGGCATATAAGAGCAGACAGAGATTTGTTTATAATGCACTAAAAACACATTTTCCAGAAAGCGAGGAACAACAAATGGCAACAGTAAAAATTAGTAATTGCGGGCATGACGAGAACGGCAGATATGCAGGCGGAAAAGCCGGCGATCAGACCGGAACAGAATATCAGATTATGAATTGGTACAGTAGACCATGGCTCTGCGTTCTGAGATTTGAAGATAAAACAATTGCCGATATGATTGCAGATATGGCAACAAAAGCAGCTCAAAACAACCATATTGGTTACGATCAAGGAACCGTAGGGAACAGCAATGATAGATACACATTTTGGCAACAACTCAAAGCTAACGGATATGACCCTGCTAAAATAAAAAAGGATTGCGAGAGTGATTGTAGCGCCAGTACAGCAGCTATTATAAAAGGAGCAGGATACCGTCTGGACAATGCAAAGTTGAAAGCAGTTAGCATTTATTTGACTACTTACGATATGCGTCAGGCGTTAAAAGAGACAGGTGCAAAAGTCTTGACAGACCCCAAATATTTGAAATCTGGTGACTACATTAAGGCAGGGGATGTTCTCCTGAATGACGATCATCATGTGGCAATTGCAATTACCAGTGGTTCATTATCTGGAGACACCGTGGAACCAAACCAAAACTCAAAAATGAACACCAGAGCCTACATTGCGCAGATAAAAAAGGACACAAAATGCTATACAAAATCAAACAAAAAAAGCCCGTCAAAGCTGTTTCCGAAGCTAAAAAAAGGTGCAGTTGTAGAGGTGATGAAGTATGTGGAAACTGACAGTAAAGGGTTAAGATGGTACTTTGTCAGAATCCCTTATCCGAATGATGAGGGATTTGTATTTGAATTTATTCCGAAAGGAACATTCAAAAGAATCACAGAAATGGCTAAATGACACTTGTAATATAACAGGCAAAATGATATAATAATTTTGTTCCATACATTCACCCTTTGTGAGCAGAAACCGCCAGTAAGCCCGGTTAATTCCCTCCGGACGCTGGCGGTTTTTATTTATCTCATTATGTAATTTTCATATTTTTCTTTGATTTCCCTTGCCCCATTTTTTCTTATCTGAACAACATCCCCGGAATCCATGACAAAATTATCACCCGCCGACTGAATGTGATCCATGTTCGCCAGATAGCTCTGATGGCAGCGCAAAAATCGCTTATCAGACAGCTTTTCTTCCAGATCATTCAGCTTGCAAGTGGTCACGAAACATCGGTTATCTGTCGCAAAAATATGACAAACCCTTGCCTGGCTTTCAATGTACTCGATTTCATCATATTTGAGCCGGTTAATCTGTCCGCGGAATTTGAACGTCAATGTTTCATCCTTCATCTGTGACAGAATCTCGTCAATAGCCCGGTATATTCTGCCGTATTCCTTGCCCTTGACCACATACTGCATAGCCCCGACGTCAAATGCTTCTTGCAAATGAGAATCGTCGGCTGTCCAGAATATAATCTTTCCATCATATCCAATATCCCGGAGCTGGTTCGCAATCTCCAGACCGTTCTCCTTTTCCAGAACCATATCCAGTACAATTACATCGTACCATTTCCCTTCTTTTACATCTTCAACAAGCGGATAACCTGCCGAATACTCACTAATTTCATACCGGTAATCTCCTTTGCGCCGCAAGAATCCCGATATGTGCTCTTTAAACAAGTCAACTTCAATTTGATTGTCGTCACATATGGCTATTCTCATATGCGCGCCCTCCTTTCGTAGTCTCAATTTTGTCAAAATACGCAATGATTTTGACAGCACACACATTTTTCTTCCTGTTCGTGGTATTATTGTCCCACAAACAAAGTGTAGCACTTAAAATTGTTAGTGTAAAGCGCTAAAGTTTGACATAATTCGCAAAATATGGTTTCTGTGTCCGGGAGGATGTGTGGATAGAGAGACTGCCTGCGAGAACGACAGGCAAAGAGAAAGAGGGGCGGTTGCCCCTCTTGTTTATTTCGCTAAATACAAAACTGAAACAGTATCTATTTTTACGCACATTCCATTCTCTAACGGCAGATTTCCAATTTCACTGGAATACAAAGAATTAATGCTTTCTAAGTCAGAACCAAGACTTTCTTTATATTTTTTTGAAGCAACATGGTATTCTTCTGAATGTTCGTAATCATCATTCTTATAATCATCGTAGCTGTCATATACGCTGATAATTCCTGCTCCGTCGGTTATTGAAAAGGTGTACTTTCCGGCAGGAATATCTTCGCCAATAATATAAACACCTGGATTTAGCCTGCCGGTATCATCAAGAGAATCATTTTCCTGAGAATTAGAATTTTCGCTTTCCACGTCTTTTAAAACAGCTTCTTTTAATTTAGTTCCGTCTGAAAGACGCGTGATTGATAGCGAATCATCCCAAATTGAGCAAGCCAGAGTATCATTTTTGAAATTCCAAACGTTTGTTAGAACTACTCCATCATAACCACTCTTATAGAAATCATCAATAACATAATCATAATCATACCAATCCTGCTGAGATGCTTCTGACAATACACCGGAAACCTTTGAAGCAAATGTGCCAACTTCATCATCTGGCACGTTCTCACTTATAACGACGCTTAGATGCAAGGATTTAGTGTTTTTGTCAATCACACATTCAGATGCTTCGACAAACCCATCTTCACCATTGATCTTATTAAGCATTTCATTAATGTTGTCAAAGGAAGTAGCACTGGCATTGACAGGCGAAATGCATAAAAAAGCGCACATCGTTATAATTCCGCAAACTCTCTTTTTCATAAAACCCTCTTTTCTGCTAAAGAAATCTCATATACTGCACTGCAATAAAAACTACTTCAATGATTCCGACAATAATTCCGAACCATGAGCCAATATGTCTATATTCCTCTTTCTTTGTGCCAATATCTACTAATCCTACAATTGCTCCTGCCAGAGCCAGCGGAAACGACAGGATAATTGGCAACGGAAGAATGAATGCCACACCTGCCAGAATGCAGGAAATGACACTCAGGGTTGAATCCTTTTTCTTTTCGCCCTTGCTCATACAATCCCCTCCCTTGTTAAAATTTTACAATATTATACCACTTCATACAAACTGTGTATAGTAAAATATCAAAAAAGTAGATTATTTTTGCAGAAAAACTCCATGATTTTGCACTTCCCGGAAAAATTACACAAGTTTGTGCTATAATGCGTGATATATTTTTAGAAAAGAGTTGGTAATAATGGAGAAGAACAGATACAGGATAGTCGTATTCATCCTGATATTTTACGAAATATTCTGTGTGGTGCATATACCGTCACATGATATAGCAGAACGCCACCGCAGAGATGCGCAGATCACAAAAGAAGCTACGGAACAAATTTATTCCGCCCAGATGCAGCAGTTGAGCGAGGTCAAGGAAATTTGCAATGTCAGATGTTATATTCGCAAAATTTTCTTTGAAATTGCGAAGTTTGCCTACGAAATAACAAAAGTCCATGTGTATATTTGGCAGTTGCCAAGGGGAAATATCGGTGGTATAATGATAAAAACGAACTAATGTTCGGTTCTATTTCCCACAAGCCGGACATATACTGTGATGTAGGTGGTAGTTGTGACAGGGAGGGTTTTTATGGATTATAAGAAAGAGATTATTGAAATGATACAAAAAATACATAATGAATCAATAATAAAGTTTATTTATGGATGCGTAAAAAGAGCATATGACGAAGAAAGGGCAGGAAGATAATTCCCGCCCTTGCATCTTAAAAAACAAATTTTTCAAAAAAATCACACAGCAAATCTTTTTTATCGGGTGGCAGATTATCGTATTCAAGAATAATTCTTTTGAAACGAGGGTCTGACTGCTCGATTTTTGTAACCACATCTCCGAATTCAATATCAGGATCTTGATTCTTTTTCAAATCTGTCAAGTCTGACATTCCTATACGAAAATAATCTGCCAAAGCCCTAATCTTTCCAGTACCCGGCATAGAATTGCCTTTACACCACATATTGAATGTAGATGTGTTTGCGCCGATGGCTTCGGCAACTTCTTTTTGTTGCTTTCCACTTTTTAAAATATACCTATTAAGATTGTTTGAAAATATTCTCTTTTGTTCTTCATCTGTCATCATTATCTTTTCCTCCTTATACTTGGTATTTTACACCATAATTAAATTGAATTCAATAGTAAATTCATTTATTTTGAATTTTAGTGTTGACAATTCAATTTAAATGAATTATAATAAGCCCATAAATCAAGAAAGGAGATGGGTAAATGCCAAAAATTTCATTAGAAGCAGTTCGTGTTAATGCTGGATACAATCAGAAAGAATGGGCTGAAATATTCGGTATTTCCAATGTCACAGTGGTTAACTGGGAGAAAGGAAAAACTGAACCTACATTATCTCAGCTCAGAAAAATGAGTGAACTTTCTGGAATCCCTATGGATTTTATTTTTGTGCCTAACAAATTCAATTAAATTGAATTAGAAAGGAGCAGTATGAACGAATTACAGATTTTTAATTCAGAAGAGTTCGGAGAAGTTCGAACAATAGAAATTGACGGGAAACCGTATTTTGTTGGAACTGATGTTGCGAAAGCTCTTGGATACAGCAATCCAAGAAAAGCTATTCTTGACCATTGCAAGGGAGTAACAAAACGTGACACCCCTACATCTAGTGGTGTTCAATCAATGTCATACATAAATGAGGGCGATTTATACCGATTGATTATGAAATCAAAACTTCCATCGGCGGAGAAATTCGAAGCGTGGGTTATGGATGAAGTTCTCCCAACAATCCGCAAGACAGGCTCTTATCAGAAACCAATGACCACAGCAGAGCAGATTCAGTTGTTGGCACAGGGGAACATCGAACTTAAAGAAAAGATTGAAGCCGTAAATGATGACTTGCAGGAGTTCAAAAGAGATATGCCATTGCTTGCACTGGAATGTCAGAAAATCACAAAGGCAAAGAATCAGAAAGTTGTTCCCATGTTGGGCGGCAAGGATGCGCCGGCATACAAAGACAATTCATTGCGGCAGCTTGTGTACAGTGACATTGATGCGCAGCTTCGCAGAGAGTTTGGTGTGAATACCTACAAGGCAATCAAGAGAAACCAGTGTGATGTGGCAATAAAAATCATAAATGAATATGAATTGCCGATGTACTTGAAAGACCGCATTGATACTGAGAATGCACAGGAAAGTTTCTTATAAGAAAGGAGAAACAATGGCATTTAAAGATGTTTCTAATTATTCAAACGAGGAAATCTGCGAGATGATTTACAACTTAAATAATTGGAATTGGGACGAACGAGTAGGAGAAAAACCAGAGGGATTCGACCAGATGCCATGGTACAACATTTACTGGTGGCACAAGCTGAAAAAGCGAAAAACAAGAAAAGATTACATACAGCCTGCTATGGGTTATTTACAACAGAGGGTAACAATGAAAGAATTTTATTTCTTTACAAATGTAACTCACAGCAAGCGTATGACATCAGAACAGTTTGAAAAATGGTGGGAAAAAGAAAAAAACTTCTTGTGGTTCGCTTTCCCTCATTGCTACCAAAAGGGCAATGACAGCTATGAGTGTCGTGATCACATATGGTATTAGGAACATCCAGAAATCGCGCTTTTCTGTATATATCAATCCTGCACCATCAAGTGTGATTGAATATCCGTCATAGACAGGCTCGTTAAGTTCCCCAATGCATCCACATTTATGGGGTTCAATTAATCCATGATCGAGCAAATAAGAAGCGTATTGATTTCCCATTTCATCGGATGTATGGCAGATTCTATGACACTCATCAAAAGTTAGAAACTGTTTCTTATAAAGCTTTTTTAATAATTTATGAGCTGTTTTTTCTAACACGCATTTTCTCCTTTCATAAGGAGAGTATACCACATAAAAAGTCGGAGGTAACCAAAATTAAAAACTTCATATATGAATTATTTTTCAAGAAAAGATATTCGGTAATTGACATAGTGAGCATTTGCGTTGGAATTGTTATCGGAATCCATATTTTCGATAGACTTGTTTAAAAAAATGTTTAGGGATGGTTTTACCGGATTGGTGAAAGCCATCAATATGCGGTAATAATTGCAAAATTTTATCTCCTTTCATTTTACTCGGCATGGCGGTGCCTGTAAGGACATTATAAGGAGATGCAGAATAAAACTCAATATCATATCGGGGGGGGGATATAAAAATGGCAAAAGCATTAATCCTGTCAGCTCTGATCGGCGGTATGTCACCGTACTTGCCGTTCTGGAGATTTGACAATGCATCACAGCCGATTGCAGTAGCAATCGTAATATTCGCATTATCATTCGTGGTTATTTACCCGGATGAAATTAAAAGAATCGGAGGAAAAGAAAGATGATCGAGACAAAAATGGGAGAAATCACACTTAAAGGCAGTAAAGCAGAATTAATAGCTGACTTATCTGTTGTCGTTCGGGGAATCAAAGAAGCCATTATGGAAGATGACAAAGAAACAGAGGAATCTGTGAAGCAGGAGATTGACGAATCGGTCAAACTCGGACTGATGAACGAAGAAGAATTTAAAACTATTCAAAAAGAAAAAATCAAAGAAGTTGTAAAAACATTATTTGATGATTTATTTGGAGGGCTTTTCGATGAAGATAAATGAATTTGATAAGACCGTAGATGAGCTGTACCAGTTGTGCCGGAGAGTTCAGAAAGAAACCGGCAGAACGGTAGCATTTCATTTCGCGAACTACAAGATCGGATGCAGCTTGCACATCAACATATATAAGAAAGAATCATTAAGAGAGTTTGATATGTACAGCATTGTAGAGGGCGGTTGTCAGCAGGAAGAAAGCGTAAAGAAAGTAACTGACCATTTAAACAAAATTTTGATGGACAACACATGTCCGTATTGTGAGGAGGATTGCGATGGAGAAAGAAAATAAGATGGATTTCAGAGCAGAGACCGTAGCCGAGGAATACGCCGAATTAGTTGGCAGACTAAAGGCGTTCAAAGCATACCTCAACTCTGGCGAGAGCATAATCATCGACAAGAAAATATGCATCGCCATGTTAGGTCTCGACTCAGAATAAAAGTTGGCTCCACAGGTACCGACATACCACATGGAGCCGCGTATCTAACTTAATTTGGCTAAGTTAAATACAGGGCAAGTATAACACACCTTCCTGTATTTATCAATAAATAATTTAGGAGGGCATTTTTTATGTCAAAAACACACATCCAGAACACAGAAACACCAACACTTGCAAGTGAGATCATTTCCGACCTTGAGAAAGAAAGACAGAAACTTAAAGCCGAAAACAAGAATCTCAGAGAAACAGTCGTAACACTCGGATTGATGCTGACAAAGATTTTGAAAGAAGGTGATATACCACATGAAGATGCGAGATGAGAACCAGGTTCTTTTATCAGGTGATATTCCGGCAGGGTTTGTATTCTCACATGAAGAATACGGTGGAACCAAGATGTACGAGGGAAGAATGACAATATTCAGAAAGAATGCATCCTATGACATTCTTCCGATTATTGTGCCGGAGCATATGATTTCAAGGGAAACAGAGCTGATTGCTAGTGTATATGGTGAAATGCGAAGCCGTACAGTCCGGGAAGATGGCAGGAAAAGCCTTACGGCGTATGTAAGAGCAATGAACATTCAGTATCTTGAAAGACTGGAAGAACACGATGCAAACGAAGTTTACCTGACTGGATATCTGATTAAAAAACCAACAATAAAGATGATTGGTACAAACAACGACAGGAAGCTGGCAAGAATACTTCTAGCGGTAAACAGAAAGAAGAAAGCCGGATATACCAGATCAGACGCAATCAGTTGTTTGTGCTGGGAGGAAAACGCAGATGCCGTAGAGAATCTGGAAAAAGGGGTGAAAGTCAAACTCTACGGAAGATTCCAGAGCCGGGAACTGTGGTCTGATCAGAGTCAATCATGGGTAACAGCGTTGGAAGTATCGGTAAAAAGATTGGAGATTTTGTAATATGAAGAAAATCGAAGTAAGAGAAATTAGATTGACCGATTTTAAAGGCCAATCAGAAAAGAAAATAGAGTTCAGACACAGAACAATCGTTTCCGGGAAGAACGGATGCGGGAAAACCACACTGGTAGATGCCTTTATGTGGGTGTTCTGTGACAAGGATTACAGCTTAAAAAGTAACCCGGATATCAGACCGGATGATGGTAGAGAATGTCTGCCAAGAGTTGATATTGACCTTGCAATTGATGGAAAGCCAGTAAGCGTAGCAAAGTTCCAGAAGCGCACAGAAAGTAAGCCAAAAGACGGGAAACCGGGCAAGGTTGCATTGTCCAATAAATATGAGATCAATGGCGTTCCAAAAGCTGAAAGAGATTTTAAAGCCGATTTGAAAGAACGTGGGTTTGACTTTGATAATTTCCTTATGCTGTCTCACATGGAAATCTTCACAGACCTGAAAGACGCAGATGCCAGAAAGATTCTATTCTCTATGTCAGACGGTGCCGGAAAATCAGATTTAGAAATTGCCAAGACAGTTCCAGACTGTGCCGAACTGGTACCACTTCTGGAAACCTACAAGGCAGATGAAATCAAAGCCATGAACAGCGCAACGCTGAAAAAGGCAGAGGAACAGTTAAAAGCCATTCCAAACCAGATTATCGGCATGGAGCAGTCAAAAGTTGATGCTGATACCGCAGAATTGGAATTGCAGAAGAATGCCTTACATGAGCAAATTGCTGACATTGAAAAGCAGATTGCGCAGTCGGGAAACGAGAAAGCCGGAGAGATTAAAGCAGAACTGGCAGGGTTAAGCACCAAACTGTTAGAGATAGTGTCAAAAGCTAAAGCAGACTTGTTAGAACAGAAATCATCGGTTTGCAATAAAGTTAGCACTCTTGAATTAGACAGGAATATCAAAACATCAGAGTTGAATAGAAAGACTTCTGCATTAGAGAGCCTGAGAGCACAGAAAAAAGATCTTCTTGAAAAATTGCAGAATGCCAGAACACAATATCCAAAAATCAAAGATACAGAATGGGACAACACAGCTCTGGAATGCGTTAAATCTGAGACATTCAAGGACGCGGATACCATTTGCCCGACTTGCGGTCAGAATCTTCCGGCAGAGCAGATTGAGCAGCTGAAGAGCAAATTTGAACAGAAAAAGCAGGAAAGAATCAATCAGCAGTTAAAGGCTAAGGAAGAATGGGAACAGGACAAGAAGCGCAAACTTGATGAAGTTATTCAGACTGGAAACAAAGCGTCTACCGATATGAAAGAAGCGCATAAGCAGGAAGAAACTCTCACATCTGAAATTTCCAAACTGACAGATGAATTAGAGCAGATCAAGACTTCTCTGGACGCAGAAAACAAAAATCTGGAAGCCATACTGAAAGAGCCAGATTTTTCAGAAAACGCTGAATATCAGCAGATTCTTACATCAATCAAAGAGAAGCAGCAGGAGCTTAATTCTTTGGACGATGGAAAGGAAGCGAAGAAACAGCTTTCAGAACAGCTATCCGGCAAGAAACAGGAACTGGCAGCAGTCAATCAGAAAATCGGTGAAGCCAACAATAACGTCCGAATTGACGAGCAGATCGAGAATCTTCAGGAAAGTCAGAAACAGTACGCACAGAGCAAAGCTGATGCACAGATGATTCTGGATGAACTGAAATCCCTAAGTATGGCGAAGAATACAGCCCTTGAAGATGCAGTAAACCAGTATTTTGACGGAGTTAAGGTGAAGTTGTTCGATACACAGAAGAACGGTGAAGTCGTAGACGCTTGCATCTGGTACGTGCAGGACAAGGACGGTGACTGGAAGAAACTGATCGGGAACGCCAATACAGCCCTGATGATGAAAGGCAAAATTGCCATCATGGACGGATTGCAGAAATTTTACGGCGTGAGTTATCCGATATTCGTTGACTGTGCAGCAGAACTGGACAACAGCAGTCTGGCAGGCATTAAGGCAGATGCGCAGTTGATATTCTTGAAAGTTGCTGAGGGAGATATGACAGTAACGGAGATTTGATTATAAGAAAAGGAGATATAAAAATGGCAGAAAACACACAGGTAGCAAATTTTAACACACAGCTTTCTTATTACACAAATCGTTATGTTGATTTAATGGAAAGAGATTTAACTTCAAGAGGAATGGAATTTGATTCATACTCAAAAGATTGTGTAGTAGCGGCAATGGGATCCATTTTCCAGATGGTGCATGAGAGCGGTGTAAGTTTTGAAGCAATCAACGGTTCTAATCTTAAATTTATCCTGAGCAAAGTGGCTGCATTGAAATTGAACGCAAACGCACAGCCGAGAGAATGTTATTTCCAGATTAGAAATGTAAATGTAGCGGCAAAAGGGCAGAAACCTCAATGGGAGAAGAAAATCGAATTTGCGATTGAGGGAGATGGAAATGACGCTCTTGTAAGTAGATACGGTGTCAATGTGGCTAAAGTATTCCCGTACTGGAAAGTCAGAGAAGGTGATAAGTATATCCCACCAAGACATAAGGGTGTGGAAATCACACCGCCAGAATGGGAAGAATCCGGCGTAGGCAAAGTAGTTCGTATCGTATACCCAATTCAGTATAAGGACGGACATATTGAATATCTTTCTTGTGAAAGAGCAGATGTACTGAAGAATCTTGCAGCGCACATCAAGAATAATCTCCAGAATGAAACGTTTGGAATTTGCGCAGACAGATATAAAGCTACAGATGCGCAGAAAGCTCAAATTGAAGCAAAGAAAAAAGAGATCATGAAAAAGGTCGCTGACATTGGAGAACTGGAAGCAATCATTGATTGCGAGGAGTTAAGACCGTACATTTCACCGTCTTATTACGAAACACAGTCAAGAGAATCAATGATTATTCGTAAAATGCGTAACAACATCATGAAGTCCATTCCTAAAAGATGGGACAATCCAGTACAGGCTTACGAATACAACATGATGGACGCTACATACAGAGAAGTACAGGAAGAAATCGAGCAGAACGCCAATGCAGAAGAATTTATCCCAGATGAGCCAGTAGCAATCGAAGAACAGCCCAAGCAGCCGACAGTCGCAGAAGCCGTAAAAACTGCCGAGAAAGAACCAGTTCCGGCAGCAGGACAGGAATCAAACATTCCAGATTTTATGAAGCAGGAGGAAATGTAGGATGGAAGCTGCATTAATATGGTAGGAACATTATCAGAAGCATTCAAAAATATGGAGAATGGTCTTTACGATTACACAGAGAATGGAAAATGTACAGGGTGCGGGGCTTGTTGCTCCACCCTACTCCCGGTCTCTGGTAAAAAGATAAAAGAAATCAGACGGTACATCAAAAAGAATCATATACAGGAACAACAACACAATTATCCAGTCAAGAATCTTGGATTTGACTTGACCTGTCCGTTTTTGAATGACTCAAAAAGGAATAATAAATGTGAGATTTATCCAGTCAGACCAGAAATATGCAGAAGTTTCATGTGTAATGACCCGCACGGGGCGAGACAGAATAAGAAGTTATTGCATAAGAAATACAAACCGGTTGACATGAGAGAGCTATTTTTCGGAGATGATCGAACATGATGTACTTCGACTGCATCAATTTTGATCGGTGCGACTCAGGAAAGTTCGGTAAATATATGGCTTGTATCGGGCGGTGCGAAAACTGCCCGTACTATGAGTCGGTAAAAGATTATTTCGAAAAAAGAGGTGAGAACTATGAGGATTATATCGCAGGATGGAAAAATCAACCTTCCGTATGAAATGACAGCGTTGCTTGTTTCAGACAACTATATACAGGCGGTATTTGCCGGAGGGATACAGCAAAGTCCATATATAATGGCAGTTTATGAAAGCCGAGAAAAGTGTCAGAAAGCAATGGAAATGTTAAATAGAGTGTATGCAGGAATGTTTTTATCACAAAACGTTGAAATGAGTGATGGCGATTACGAGGAATGTATAAAAATGGCTGCAAGAGGTTTTGGAATCATCAAAACCATGGTTAACAGTCCAGATATAAAATTTGAACCGGCAAACATCGTGTTCAGGTTCCCGGGGGATGATGAAGTATGAAAGAGGTAGGAAGAAAGAAAATAAATTGGGATTCCATTGTGACTGTGGAATTATCGCTTAAAGAGCTTCAATTAATAAGGGACGCAATGGCGGCTACAGATTTAAAAGATATGAAAGAATTATGGCGCGGAACTCCTCCATATCAGCAGGACGATAAAAATATGATTGGAGAAACTGCTTCTTTAATTTTAAATAGCTACAAATAAACAGAAAGTGAGGTGATTCAAAATGTTCATGCGAGTAATAAATACAGGTAGTCAGCCGGGAAACTGCTATGCGCTTAAATCCGAATCTGGCGAAATTTTACTTCTGGATTGTGGATGCAAATACCCAGAGATTTTAAAAGGAATCTCATACAGGATATCAGATGTTTCAGGTTGCTTATTAAGTCATGAACATGGTTAAGGCGACCATAAGAAGTCGTATAAAGAAATATTGAACGCAGGCATTCAAATTTACACCAATGACGAGACAGTTGAGAGTGTAAACACAATCTCTGGTGAGCTGATGATTGACTTACCAGAAAAGAAATCGAAGGACATAGGTTCGTTCCGGGTAACACCGTTCTACGTCCCACACGACAAGACACCAAACTTTGCATACCTGATATCTCACGAAGAATGCGGACGACTGATATATGCGACAGACTTCTCATATTTGCCGTTCACATTCAAGAACACGAGAATAAATCACTTCCTTATAGAATGTAATCATCTTGACGAATCGACGGAGCAGGATTCGTTTAAGTTTGAACACTCCATCCGGGGGCACAGCAGCTTATCTACTGTAAAAGAGATTATCCGAGTGAACAAGACCGCTTCACTCAGAACTATAACGCTGTGCCACCTGTCAGAGGGATGGGGAGACCCGGAAGTGATGCAGAAAGAGATACAGGACGTTGCCGGGGATGATGTTCTGGTGCAGATCGCCAGACCGGGGCTGGATGTTGATTTGAATTTATGTCCGTTTTGAAAGGAGAAAGAAATGAAAAATAGATGGATTCCATTAAGTGAGAAAATGCCAGAAGAAAGAGATTCAATGTTTGCTAAGTTTAAAGGGACAAGTAAATGGAAAGAAGCAATGTTCGAGAAAATTTCCGAAGATGTTTTGGTTACAATTTTGTTTAAGCAGAATTTGTTTGTTCAAAGCGCGCATACAGTAGATGGTAAATGGAAGAATGATTTATTAAAACTGGGCGGGAAAGTAGTGGCATGGATGCCGTTCCCAAAGCCATACAGGGAAAAATAAAAAAGCACCGACTATTTATCGGCACTTTTTACAAAATCTTGGAGAACAGTAATGACCAGATTATTAAAACTCCTGTTCTCCTGCTTGGCAATCTGCTCAAGCTGTTCTTTAAGCTGTATCGGGAACGTGATGTTAGTTCTGGTCTTATCAGACTTGACGGTCATGTGAAATCCCTCCCTTGTTTTTTAGAACATTGTAGCATTTTTGAGTATCGGTGTCAATCAGATACCAAAGTGGTATCATTTTACCTTGCAATATAGGTATCGAAGTGGTATCGTAATGGTATCAAAGGCACACCGAAAATGAATCGAGGTGATAAGTCTTTAATAATGAAAAAAATAAATTACAGACAAATTTATATGATGAAAAGTCAACGTGAGAAAAAAATAAGAGAAATATGCCCGGGTATTCCATATTCAAGCGGCATATATGCTTTTTACAGAACTGATGAAGCAGGAATAAGAAGAAGCTACGTAGGGCAGGCAGTTAGCCTTTGTGAGAGATGTGCGAGCCATTTAGGAGAATACGATCACATAGCGTTAAGTCTTAAAAAACATAAATTTTACAGTGAAAGTAACCCCACTGGATGGAAGCTTACATATATGACCTGCAAAAAGAGCGAACTTGACCAGAAAGAAATTGAAACGATCAAATCTTTTGCTGACAAAGGTTTTCAGATGTATAACATCACAGCAGGTGGGCAGTCGGCAGGAAAGCAAGTAACAGGACAGTATAAACCGCCAAAGACATATATGCAAGGTGTACAGCAGGGCAAGAAATCCCTCGCCAGAGAACTGTCGCACATCATAGATACACACTTGCAAGTTTCACTGAAACCGGAGAAGCAGAATAATAAGGTGTCAATCCGGGCTTTTGAAAAGTTTCAGAACTTGATTGATGAGAAAACATACGAAAAGGAATCATAAAAAATGGATAATTTTAGACATCGGAAACATATGGAATGGAAGCAGAACCGCCGGGATATTTATTATTTTATTTTGAAATACTCAAAATCGCATAAAGGCACACCTCCGACAAGAATTATATCTGATGAACTGGAAATTAGCATGACAGCTGTTCAAAGGCATCTGAGGCAGTTCGAGGACGATGGACTGATCGTATTTCACGGAACTGGTTCGCACAGGACATACGAGCTGATAGGAGTAAAGAAACATGAAACTGTATGATGTATATGACGGAATGAAGTATGTTGGAGAAATGACCATTGATCAGATTTCAGAGCTGACGGGAAAAACAAGGAGCCAGGTATCAAGGGCGGTTTATTCAGCCTGTCTGCTCGATGAAAGATATGCGATTGTGTACGATGGGCGGGACACAATCTGCAAATCAAATAAAAACGATATGAAAATGCTGATGGAGTTTGATGCTCTGGCAGGCAAAATAAGGAGGGCTGTTGGTTGGGAAAGTTGAAGATTAAAAAGCCAAAAATCCAAAAGAACTCAATCCCTGCGCCGCTTAATGTAACCAATTTTACAATGGAACAGATATCCAGACAGACCGGCGTAAGAATTGAATCTCTTAAAGCATATCTGAACGCCAGAGAACAGGAAATTAAAGAGCAGCTTATCAAAGAATCACAGGAAAAGCTGTGGAAAGCAGAAGATTATATTGCTGTGGCAAATATTTTAATTTCTGTTATTGCAATCAAAAAAGCATGGGGATTCAAGAAAGCAAACCAGAATTTCATTGATAAGATTACCGAAGCCGAAAGATATGTTGAGGAAATCGGCGTTGAAGCAGCATATAAGGAAGTTAAGGAAGAAATGGGTTTGCAGATTGAATTTGATTCTTTTGATATTAACAATGAATTTGGGTTCGGAGAAAACGAGGGGAATGGATAAAAATGAAATTTATAGATTTTTTCGCAGGAATCGGAGGGTTTCGCAGGGGAATGGAATTAGCAGGGCATGAATGCGTTGGTTTTTGCGAATTCGATAAATTTGCTACTGCGAGTTACATCTCAATGCACTTACTGA